ACAAGCTGTTGCACCTGTACCAGCACAACCAGCACCAGCACAACCAGCACCAGCACAACCAGCACAACCAGCACAACCAGCACAACCAGTTCCTGGCCCTCCACCACCTTTATTACCACCACAAAGACCCTCGCTCCAACCTGTTGCACCTGTACCAGCACAACCAGCACCAGCACAACTAGCACAACCAGCACCAGCACAACCAGGACAACCAGTTCCTAGTGCTCCACCTTTATTACCACCACAAAGACCTCCACTACAAGCTGTTGCGCCTGTACCAGCACAACCAGTTGCACCAGGAGAAGGACAACCCCAACAAGATGATTTGCGTAGACGAATACCATTTCCAAATATTAATTTTGACAGATTGAGAAGACCTCAACGACAAAGAGATGGAGTTATAGCTCAATCACGACCGGGTAGACCACAACCACAACCAATAGCAGAAGCACAAATAAATGAAATACAAAATCAAGAACAATTTGCATCAATTATTGCAGAATTACGCCGAAATATAGGAGGTGCATTTAATCAATTAAATGACTTATCAAAGCAAGGAAAATCTCTTAAAACTATAATTAAAGAATATCAACAATTATTAGATAAATTAGAACGGATATCTAAAAATACTGGTCAGAATAGACAACCTATAGATGAAGATAACAAATATGTTTTTGAAATATTTTTTCCATCCGGTGCATCTGGTTCAGTAGCTCCATTAATTAGTGGTAGTTCTGGTAAGTTTGGAGTTCAAACAATTGATTGGTTTGAAGAATTTTTTAAAAATGCAGAAAAAGAACATTTAGAATTGGAAGAAACGATTAATACCCCACAAGAACCACTACCTTTTACTTTATTACCAAAATTATTAATTACTGTGCCAGAACTACCACCTTTTACTTTATTACCAAAATTATTAATTAATGTGCCAGAACTACCACCTTTTACTTTATTACCAAAATTATTAATTAATGTGCCAGAACCACATCCTTTTACTTTATTACCAACATTATTAATTAATTAACCTTCTGGTCTACTACCACCAACATAAGAATACCATAAACACTAGTGTAGACAGAATCAGGATTATTACAATAAGGATATTTGTTATGTCTACTGCGTAACCAATGAAATATACAATTTGTATGAAATTGATGACCTCATTCAGATAATATATAAGTAGGTTCTTTATTTAAATTATCTAAACAGATGGAACACATATGATCACATGCTGTATCAGGATTAATAATATTATAACTCATATCTATTATATATAATATTAAATATATTATTATATATAATATTATATAATGAATCCATATAAAACAACCAAAAAAACAACCAAAAAAACAACCAAAAAAACAACCAAAAAAACAACCAAAAAAACAACCAAAAAAACAACCAAAAAAACAACCAAAAAAACAAACAAAAAAACAAACAAAAAAACAAACAAAAAAACAAACAAAAAAACAAACAAAAAAACAAACAAAAAAACAAACAAAAAAAATCTAACAGGAGGATGGACGGGCCATGGATATGGTAATAATAGCGAAGCAGGATATTATATTAAGTATTTAGGTAAATTATATTTATGGTATCAAGGTCCAATATGGGGTGGATGGAGAGAAATTCTGTTCAATAATCAAACAAATTCTTATAGTCTTGATTCGATTGATGCTGGATTAAATAAAGATTTAGGTGATGATCCAAATTATGATTCAAATAGAAAAGCTACCTTTTATATAGATTTCCAACAATTTTTAGCTAATTTATCTAGCGAAAATACCAATTCGAATGAACAAAAATGTGCAGATGAAAGAAATGACTGTATCGTTCCTATAGATAACAACGGGTCAAACATAATTTATAGACGAAGTGATGGGAATGAATTACACAAAAAAAAATATTTGGATAACGTAACTAATGGAGAAATTATAAAATGTTCTAATGAAAAATTTGGTGATCCTGCACCGGGACATCATAAATCGTGTTATAAGAAAAAGATTGACTATGAATGGTGTGCAAATGAAGATCATGATTGTGCTTTTGATGGTGAAACGAAGGATATAATTTATAAACGAAGTGATGGACAAGAACCAGAAAAATATAGAATATTACCATTTCAAAAGAATTCTGTTGAATGTAATAATAAAATATTTGGTGATCCTGTTCCGGGAGAACATAAAGCTTGTTATAAGATTAATAGAACGCTAACACATTGTGCAAATGAAGATCGTGATTGTGCTTCGGATGGTCAAAAGAACGATATAATTTATAAACGAAGTGATGGAAAAGACTCAATAAATAACAAATATTTAAAAAATATAGATACAACTAAAAAATGTAATAATGAAACATTTGGTGATCCTGCACCGGGACATGAAAAAGGTTGTTTTATTGATTCGAATCCAAATGTTGAGAGCAGTGATCAATTTTTTGATAAAATGAATAATTATGGAGTAGAAAATATAGTTTCTGTAGATAATTGTTTATATTCGTTTATGTTTTTAGGTGGAACGAGAGATATATGTGATCCAAATATCGATAATGATCTTGGAAAATGTTGGAATAAATTTTTTGAGAATTGGCCAAAAGAATATCCATTTTTAATTATTAGTCATTGTAATAATAGAGAAAACGCCGAGAAAGAGTGGGATTTTTGGCGACAAAAAATTTATACACAAAACAAAAATATATTCAAAAATAAAGTAATTATTTGTGGAATGCAATCTGAAAATGTAAGCCGAGATATGCATTCCGATACTAATATTTTAAAAGATAGATATGTTAATGATAGTAATGGTAACTATACTGGCGAATATCATACAAAAACTGGATGGGGCTTTAACAGTTTGGCCGATGCACTTGTTTTAATGACATTAGCAACATATACAAATGATTTATGCAGATTACGTTATAATGGTTTACCTAGAAATTGTGATAATGCTTTATTTAAGAATTATTATAAAAATATTCCTAATGATGAAGACTTAGCATCAATTAATTCACTAAACCGAAATGATAATTTAGACAATAAAATTTCTGGCTATACAAGATTTCTTTTACTAGATATGAAATCATTACCAACAGGTAAACCAAGCGATTGTATACAATTTTTTGAACAAATAGAAACTAGTGGGGGGGGGTCGGATGAGACTCCATTATTTAATCAAATATTTGGTGATTTACATGGAGGCGGTGATAGTGGTAGTAGAATTCCGAATATTATAAATTCTAGATTACATACAGATACCCAAACAGATCCAGAACAAAAATTAATAACTAATGGTTTCAGAAGTATGTCGGGAAGTCAATGGACATCATTTACAAATAGAGTATTATTTAATAGTAATGGTAATTATATTATTCCTTATTCATGTTATTATGCCCATGTTAAAGCAACATTTCAATTATTTGATAATCCAGATGAGCTTAATGTTATAAATCATTATAAAGGCAAACCTCAACCATTGAATACATGGGTAAAAGGATTTAAAGCAATTACGACTAATGGTAAAAATTCGATGATGTCAAATATAGGAGCAATATTATTAAATGATATATATGCATCTGATTATTTTAAAAGATTTCCTGAAGGTGATAATCAATGGTTATTTAAACCATCTACATGGGGAGATCAGTCAGGGTGTATGGTACGTGGTTGTGTGGGGGGGATGGGTAATGAACAATATCAAATTAGAAGTTTAAATTGTCACTGGGATAAAAGTTCTTTTGGAGTGTACTTAAATAATAATCCACCCAATGCTCCTCAATATATAAAAAATACTAGATTAGACAATCCTATAGATCCATATAGAAAAGTAGAAAAAAATATAGGTTGTGGATATTACAATAATCTAGATGCAGGTGCACCTGATGAAGTACTTGGACATGGATTTTATGTAAATTATATGTTTTATAAAAATGGTAAACATAAACCAGGTATATTTACTATTACTAACGCTAATGGAGAAAAGTTTCCATTAGGTGTAGCTTCTCGTATTACAGATCGATCATCCCTCAGACCGGATAAATATTTACAAACCAATTATTTACCACAAAAATTAATAACTGACAAAAAACGAGATGGTCGTGTTGATATAGCAACAGATGAAAATCATATTATATACATTAATAGTTTTGTATTTAGACCGAATGATAATTCTAGATGGTGGAATAATGCAGTAACATTACATAATATGATAAGGAATGGCAATGATGCATTGGAAGAAGAAAGAGCAAATGTTATAAATATAGATGAAACTATAAATAACAGAGTATCAATATCTTTAGATAAATATGGCTCTAATAAAGATGGTATTATGAAGTTATTAGCATCAGATGGTAAAATAACCCAGTCGGTATATACGGACTGGGATGCGATAAATATATGGCCGTCAAATTTATTGAGAGATTCAAACTTAATAAATCTATTCGATACAGTCTTGAAAAGCTGGAGGCAGCAGCAAATACAAACACAATTCAATTTCGGCGATTTGATAACTGTGCTTACAAATAGTTCAAAAGGTCAAAATGTAGATTCAAAAATTTTAAATGTATTTAATTATAAACCAGGTGCTGAGCCTGGAACAAGTGGTTTGTATAATTTTTATACGCTTTTTAGGAATCTTAGAGAAGGAAATTTCTTTAATACAGTTGGAAATCCCACTGATTTTGGAGCGATAACATTATGGCCGGAAAGTCAGCAATATGGTATATCTGTAATTGGAATGGCTCCATTATATCATCCAATTGACCATGGTAGTCAAAATTTTATAATATGGTTATTTGCAAATAATATTTTTAAGTTTTGTTACAGGTGGACTAGACAAAATTTTGACAACGCCAGCCACACATTAGATATTGCGTATAGAGATATGTTTCAAAACTATATGTATCATTTACGAGATACAATTGTTTATTATTATAATATAGAATTTTATACAATATATAATTTATTAAAATATGGTATATATTTTTCATTTAATTATTTTTCATTTAATTCTGATAATATCGATGATTTAATCAATGAAAAAGAACAATCGAATTGGACGGGGTATACAGCGGAACAAGATACTCTAACTTCTGGAAAAATAGTAAGAATTACAAATATACCGGTAGATAAAAGGGAAGAGCCAGAAATGCGGACAATAATAGGCGTGACAAATCCTGAGCATAACGCTGATCTAGAGTATAATTTATCCGATATAAATCTTATAGGAGATAGTGATGACAAACACCAGTTGCGTATAGATAAATTGAAAGAGACGTCATATTTTAGTCCCTCTTACCTCCCATCGAAAAATAAGATGACGGACATTGAATGGGCGAGCCAGTCAAATCAAGAAACTAGAAATATATGTAGTTCATTTATATGTACTTATTTTAAGGCACAATATCAAATAAATGTTGGTAGTACATTTGCAACTACTGAATTTGAACTTCCAGTGGTTGCTAATAAAGATTTTAATATAAAACTTTCTTCCCATGGAAATACTATGCTGAGTAGAATAGCTAGTACAGGAGCACCATTTGTGCGAAAAATAGATAATGGTTCTGCATATTATGATGGATATTATAAAAAAATATTTGATAATAAATCTTCAGCATATATACTTGGTGGTAATAAATCACATAAAAAAAATAAATCATTTAAAAAGAAAAATAAATTGAATAAATTGAATAAATTGAATAAATTGAATAAATTTGGTGGTGTAAAAATTAGAAAAACCCAAAAAGAGAAAAAGAAAATGTTTCTTCACACAGATATGAAAAAACGGAAGTTGAATAGTATTCTTACTAATATTTTAGAAAACAATAAAGATTTATTAGTATCAAAAAACGATCAAAATAATTTAGAGTATAATGATATTATTATAAAATTATATAACATTGAAGAAAATATATATGATAACAGAGGAAACATAGTAAAAAATAAATTTAATATAACAATTAATGATTTGGATAAATTCAAAAAATATTTTCCAAATATTTCAGATGATAATAGTAAATATACTACAAAAATTGGCGAATTATATACCCCAAATACAAACAACTTATTTATAACAATTCAAAATATAAATAATGATTCCAATAGTATATATCAAGTAGAAATAGAAGATAAACCAGAAAAAGTGAATATATTTTATTCTATGAAAGAAGAAATTATAAAAAATCCTTCATTATTTGCGATTTAGAGTTATACAGTAAGTATAAATAACAAATATAATCATTTAATATATAAGTAAAGCAAAAATAATTAGGGTTTAAGGAACAGGAGTTCCTTATTTATAATAGTAATCATCAAAAACAACCTTATTTTTAATACTTCTGCTCATTTTAGATGCTGATATATTTTCGTGTAATGCAGCTTTTGCAATAGTATCCCAATTATTTAAAACCGCTTTCGTATTAATATCTATTTTTTTGACTTTTTTTCCGGTTATACACTACTGATAAATGTTTGTTGTTCAAATTCTGTAAAATTATTTTTAATTTTATTTAATAATTTATTATTATAAGTTGTAGTTAGCTTTGTAATCGGGTTATTCTCAATGAGTTCAACGATATTTAACTCTTGCATTTTATAATATATATAATATAATTTTCTTCAAGTTTGGTTTGTTTTTATTTATGAAAGCGAGTTTTATAAAAGCATCATTAAATACTTGGATTTTAAGGAAGTATCCATTTACTACCATCGATTTTTTTTTACACTAATTTTTGGTCCTTTACGACCATTTTGTCCCCGTGCGTTTGGGTCATATATTTCTTCTTCATCATCAGAATGTAAATCTTTAGATATTTCCCAAAATTCTTTAGAACCTAACTTGAAATCTTTATGTGATTCAGCTTTATACCAAAATATTTGTTCATGTAGTTTATTAGATTTAACATTATTATTGATAACTAGACATTCATAATTTTCAGTACATTGATCCATAACTTGACAAAAAGATTCAAATGTTGGAAACATACCAGCATAATTTTCATAAATACGGCGTCGATTCGCAATATATGGTTCTCTTAAAATAAAAACATAATCTATATTCGTTCTTAATACCGGTGGTATACCTAAAGGATATTGCATGGTAATTATTAGCATGATTTTCCAATGACGACCATTCATAAATAATAAACGCATCATTTTATCACGAGTCCATTTATCATCAAAAAGACAATCATCTAAAATAACAAATGCTCGAGGATCAATATTAGTTCTTTTATATGATTCTAATTCCTTTTTTACTTGTTTTAAAACTGTTCGTTGGCGTTTAAGAATATTTTCAATAATAGCGGTATTATATTCATCATGAATAAATAATTTTGGAACATGTTGACTATAAAATCCATTACCGGCTTCAGTTCCAGAAATAACTGTTCCAATTGGTATATCTTGATGATAGTATAACAAATCTCTTACTAAAAAACTCTTACCTGTATCACGACGTCCTATCATAACAATAACCGGACCTGTATTTTGATCTGGTTTAAATGTAATACTTTTCATATCAAATTTTTTTAATTGTAATGTCATTTAATAGTTTGAAAGAAAATAAAAATATATATAAAAACGCGTAATTAGTTTAAATATTAAATAAAATATATATTATTTAAGATAATGGAAATATCTTATAAAAAGATAAATAATAGTGAACTTTTTAAACATTTTGAAGATGAAGATTTATTAAATACAAAGATATGTCAAAACTATGTACCATTATATAATAAATTTTTTACATTAAATGAAACAAATTATAATTCAATAAATTTAAATAATAAAAATAATTTGCATTCATTGATAAAAAAATATTCAGAAAATACCTTTTTAGGAAAAATTAAAGATGAAAACAATAATATTCAAGAAAAAAATATATTTTTTAAATTATGTCCATTGTTGGATCCATTTAAATATATGGCTGGACAATATGATATATGTAATAATAATTTAATGAATCTTCCTAAATTAAATAGTACTAATTGTCATTTTAAAATTAATGACCCAAATAATGCATCGTATGTTGATAGTTTTTTCACATATCTTACAAGTCAATTATATAATAGATTAAATTTCTCTCATGGAATAGATTTTTATGGTTCATATTTGGGACATAAAAATAATTTACATATAGATATAGGAGATGATATAGATATGTTAGCAGATAAAGATTTTTTTCATAAAAATATAAATATATTATATACTTTTTTAAATTCTGATTATCATGAATTATTCAAAGAAGATACTAGATGTAATAAGAAAGTCCTAATTTTTGGCGATGATATTAATGATAATATATTAAATTTACATGAAATTACTACACTAGATTCTCTAAATACATTAAATAATCAAAAAGAAAATAATAATACAGACATTAATATTGATTTATCATCGAGTGAAATATATGTATCTTCTTTAAAAAAACATTCTAGAACGAATTCAACAAATTCCGATTTTTCATCCAGATCATCTAATACGGAAAATAGTGAAAATAGTGAAAATAGTGAAAATAGTGAAAATAGTGAAAATAGTGATGAAGAATATAGTGACGAATCATCAAATCTAGAAAGTATAATGGTTTCTCTTAAACAATTTCCTATACAAATTATTGCTTTAGAAAAGTGTACAAATACATTAGATTATTTATTTATAGAAGATAAATTATCACAAGATGAATTAGGGTGTATTATAATACAAATATTAATGATGTTAATTACCTATCAGAAATTATTTAAATTAACACATAATGATTTACATACAAATAATATAATGTATATAGAAACTGAAAAAACTTATTTATATTATAAATTAAATGGTAAACATTATAAAGTTAAAACTTTTGGTAAAATATTTAAAATAATAGATTTTGGAAGAGCTATTTATGAATATAAGAATAATAGAATTTGCAGTGATAGTTTCCATATAGATGGAGATGCATCATCACAATATAATTGTGAACCGTATTATAATAAAGATAAACCACCGATTGAACCGAATTATAGTTTTGATTTATGCAGATTAGGATGTTCCATATATGATTTTATTACTGAAAAATATGAAACTTTGGAAGAAATCCGTTCTCCGATATATAAAATAATAATGAATTGGTGTGATGATGATAGTGGAAGAAGCATATTATATAAAACTAATGGCGAAGAGAGATATCCCGATTTCAAATTATATAAAATGATTGCACGAAAAGTTAACAATCATGTACCAAGTGATGAAATAAACAATAAATATTTTAATAGATTTATTGTTTCAAAAAAAGAAATTAAAAAAGGATCTAAAATATGTAATATAGATCTATTAGAAGTTTTATAATTTTATATATTTAAAAAAATGATATATTAAAAAACTTATTAAACCTAAAATAACATCTATAAGTAAATAAATCCAGGCTTTCTTATTACCATTTATAGCATTATATGAAAATAAAAAATATAATAATGCATGAATAGGTCTTAAATTATTCCACCAAATTTTATTTCCGAAAACTTCGGCTCCAGTTTTTCTAGTATCAGATAAATATATATAACTAAAACCAATTGCTGGTAATAATAAAATATACCCTAAATATTTCAATAAATTTGTAGAAATATTTTTAGCTACATATACAAGGATCGACCTTGTACCAATACATCCAATTAAAAAAAGTAAATACCGTTTATATATAGTATTCATATAGAATATATATATATATATATATATTCTATATTAATAGTTTTAGTTTACTATTTAAAAAGCTGGTTTATCAACAAATACTGGTGCTTCGGTTAATATATTTGATTTTAAGCTAAATTGTTGCATAATATAATAACCAACAACAACACTAATATATACGATAATAGAATCAATTATAATTGATTTAAGTGATTTATTTTCTTTTGTAATAAATCTCATTTCAAGAAATTTTACTACAAGAAATATAAAAGAAATTATTAAACTAGTAAAGTAAATATCATTCATTTAATTAATATAGATAAATAAGCTATACTAATTAAACGAATATATTATATTATATTATAGAATTTCAATATCATTTAAAATTGGGTTTGAATCAAGTTCTAAAGCATTAGATAAATTAATAGTATCCATATTTATTTCTATATCATTACCAATATCTAGTTTAATATTATCATCGTCTTCATTTGCTAATTTTTCTTTATTTATTGCAGCAATTTTTTCTAAAGTTTCTAAATCTTTCGGTGCTTTCACAAAATGTTCGGCTCCACTTGATTCCACAATGAAATCTTGATTTGAAAAAATAACATTATTATTTTCAGTATTATTTTCAATATTATTTTCAATATTATTTTCAATATCAATTTCAGTATCATTTTCAGTATTATTTTTTGATATATTATCAGCTACTATATCTAATTTTTCATCAATTGATAATTCTGGCTCAACAGTTTCTTTTAAATTATTTGATGTATGAGTATTCGATGATAATTTCTGATTAGTAGATAAATTATTATTAGATATATCAGTTTCATTTGCTTTATGTTTTTCTATAACTTCTTCCTCTTCAGTTTCATCCATATAAGCATGTAATATTCTTTCAACAGGAATATTTTCTCTAATCGCAATTAAAATAGCTTCTTTAATTAGAGTTTCTAATTCTCTATTATTTCTCTGAACTTGTAATGGCATTATATCTTTTTCAAAAAGATATATATTAGTATATAATTTACGAGCGGTATTTATATAAACTTGATGAATAAACTTATCAAGTGAGGGAATATCAATATCTATTTTTTTTTGTTTCTGCCCAACTCTAATACATGTTAGTGCTTTTAATTGAATTATATGTACACATGTAATTAATTCTTCTAAATAATTACATCCACTAACTTGTTCTATACGTTTACGTTCTTGTTCAATCGTACTAGGATTCCAGTTAGGTATTTGACTTAATAAATTTTGAAATGTCATTAAGTATTTATTATTTTCATTATTTTCTATACATAATTTATTTGCTTCATTAAAAATAGATTTTATCCCTTGAATAATTGTATTTGTTAATATACTAACTAATCTAGCACACCATTCATTTTTTGAATCTGTTAAACTACTGATAGAATAATCATCCATTTACATAGATAATATATTTTCTAAATATGATTCGGAACGAAAAAACATGGAATTTAAAATAAATAAAATAAATAATTCTTCATTTCTTAACTCTTTTTTAACTTTTTGAATACTAATAAGTAATTCATATTTATCAATATTATTTTTATATGTAGTATCAATATAATTAATTAAATCTAAACCAGAAATACCTTTATTATATAATTTTGCAGATAGTGAAACTATTTTAATTGGTGTATCAATATTAATTAAGTTTTTTTTAAGATATTTTATTGTAATAGAATTATTTTCTATTAATTCTAAATTATATTGATATAAATTATTATAACATTTATTAATATAAGGATGTGGTACATATATTTCACTAAATCTAGATAATATAGGTTTTAATAATTTATATTTATCTTCAATTATTATAATAAAACGTGTTGTATGACTAAATAATTCAATACATCGGCGTAAAGCAGATTGTGCATCTATAGTTAATTTATCTGCATTTGATAAAATAATTGTTTTAAAAAAATTACCATTATAATTTATATTAGTTTTTGCAAAAAACTTAAGATCTTCTCTTATATATTTTATTCCTTTACAATGCGCACAATTAACAAACATAACATACTTATTTTTTAAAATATTATTATCATAAATTTTATCTATAAATGAATATACTAAACTACGTTTTCCTGATCCACTCGGACCATGAAATATTATATTTGGTATTTTTTGTTCTTGTAAAAAATAATCTAATTTTTCTATAATATTTTTATGAATATCTAATTTTTCTTTCATATTAAAGTAATAAGAGGATATCCCCTTAAACCCCTTAATATGAAAAATATTGTTTTAAAAATTTGTAACACTCTGAGCATATGGATTATTTTTAAATGCAGACAGCATATCTGGATTAATGCGTTCAGCATTAACTTCTTGACTATATTGTTGAGGCAAGTTAATTTTTCCATATGAATCTAATGATGGAATACTATTAACCATTTGATCATGATTTGGTATTATTAAATCTTGGCTTTGTAATCTATTATTAACCCGATCAGTATCTTTTTTTCCAATATCAAGATTAGTATTATTATTAAGCATAGACATATTACCTTGCATGGGCCAATTTTCATAAGTTTTATTTACATTATTATGTTGATTTTCCCAAGCACCAATGCTCATTTGTGCTTCATATGTAGATGGACCTCCAACAAACCCCATACTAGAAGAATCGCATTTATTTCTCTCTTGTTCCTTTACTTGTACTTCGGTTGATTGATAACCGCCTTCCGGTACAGATATGTGTGAAACATTTAAATAATTTAATCCAATCTTATCACTTGTAGTTTCTTTAATAGTAGTTTTAACCGTATTATCCGGATTTGTAATCGGTAAATTTGGAACTAATGCAGCAACATTACCAGTCGAATTTGCATTATATATTACATTTTCTTTTCTGGAAGGACGCAGAGCATCAACGATTGGAGCAACCATTGCCTTAAATGCACCATTAATACCTCCAATAGAGCCAGTATTTTCTTGACAATTTACATGTCTATTATTATTTAATATATTATATCCTTTTCTACCATAATCATAATTATTTGCTGATCCTTGTCCTACCGCTGATGCAGGATTTATATCTGTTGCACATAATTCTGGTCTACTAGATTGTTCATGATAAGAAGTTGTATATGTTCCTTTAGAATTACCATCATTTGCACTAACCCCAAAATATTGATTAGAAGTAGAATTTCTATTTCCATCAGGAATAATATGTTCTGGAATAGATGATTGACCAACAGATGCTCCAGTGGTAGTAAACCATCGTTGTGGACCAATTTCAAAATCTTTGGTTGGACGATTTTTCTCTACAGTTCCTTGAATTCCAGAATTTTGTACTTTAGAGTTTAATGGTCCTTCGTGTCCATATAATCCATATGTTTCTTTAGGATTTGTTTTTACACGTAATTGATCAACTGTTGGTGGAGCCCATGCATCTCGATCCAACATTCCAGAGTTAAATCCTCCCATACCTTCGGTTGTAGATCCTAAACCTAATCCTGGACCAACTTGTTCCTGTTTCCAAGGTAGTACATTAGAAATTTTGGTACTGGGTAATTGTCTAGATTGTATAAAATCACTACTATTCGGAACACCATGTGTAAATTGTACATTATCGTGCGGTTTAAAAAGCGGTGCTTGTTCAACTTTTTTTATACTATGGTGTCCAGCTCCTTGATGATTGTCTAAAATACTTTGGGAATGTATAGAATCAACTGATGGACCCTTTACTTTAGATCCAAAAAATGGAACCATATTATTATGCTTAAAATCAGATTTATTAAATGAATTACCTGAAAGACTTTCAAAATTGTTTTTTGAATCTGGTTTTGAATTATTTCTACTAAAAGAATTGGTTTGTTGATAATTTTGTTCTTGTAAAGTTGATGTCTTATTATTAAAAAATTTATCAGTTGTTTGATTTGGATTAAGATATTGTCTTGTATAATTTGTATTATTTGGATCAATTGTTTTACTTTCTACAGGAAAATTTTTAGTAGGAACATTTACCAGAGGCATTTGTGATTGATTAGCTGGTTTGCCCATATTCGTATAATTTTCTTTATTGTCTTTATTGTCTTTATTTGAAATAACATATAAAAAGCCTAGTCCAATTAAAGGTATTGCTAATTCTGCCATTATATATAAACTATAATAATAAATTAAATAGACTTGTCCCTTTTAGAATTCAAATTATTTAATTTTGAATTCTAAAAATAAATTTTACTTCTTAATAATTTGTTCTAAAGTTAAATATGATGGCTAAGTGCCATATTTTTACAAGAATCATAATTATCTTTTTCTACAATTCTTGAACTAATATTATTTTCAAATTGTAATTCTGTATGTGCTTGTGGATTATGATATAAATGATTGGAATTATTTTGTTCTAAATCCCTTAATTGCCATGCTGGCATAACTGTTCGCGATTCATTAGTTATAATTTCGGCATTTGTTGGAAAACTAATTTCAGAATAATTATTATTTAATAATTCTTCATTTGCATCTCTTTTTGTAATACAATCTCTATCTAATTGTCGATCTATTCCTTTTAAAGCACTATTAACATTCGTTACATTTTGAGATAAATTTGCACCAAATTTTTGTAATCTAATATGTGGATCTTCTATATAATATGGTTTTGTACCATTACCTGGTACATTTAACATATATTTATTCATATTAACATCTTGATCTAAATATTGATTTATTCTCTCTTTATCATCGTATGCTCGTGTAAATGCCATAAATATTAATATATATAAATATTTAATATTATAAAATAATAATAAATATTTATATATATTATATTTGTGGACGCTGCGTATTATCTTGATAAACCTTTTTTGGCATAATAACTTGTTCTCTTTCAAAAAATGATACTTCAGGTAAAGTCTTTAATAAAGGTAGCACATCTGCTTTTTGAGTTACTAAATTAGTTGATCCGACGCCAAATAATACCGATTCAATATCAGTTGGATTATAAGATAAATTATCTGGTGGCATATACCCACCTAAATATGATACTGGTAAAGCTGGATTTGCAGCATGACCATTTGGCGCATTTATGTATGCTAAATTGTTTCTAATATTTTCTAAAGCTCTTTGTTCAAGACAATAATTACCACTGCTATTTTTATCTCTTGTTGATGTCATTATAATATATTATATTATATAATATATTATATTTTGCATTAAATTTAAATTTTTTACACATAGTTTTATCTTTTCTAGTTAGTTTTTATGTTTTATTCTTTGTTTTTTTATATAATAAAAAAATAAATAAATTTATTACTAGATAAAAAATTATTAAATAAAATTATAATCAATAAGAGCATTAAATTTATCTTTATTAATCTCGCTTTCATTAATAATAGAACATAATATAGAATGAAATAAATAAAAAGTCTTATATCCAAAACACATGAGGAATAATGTAAGATTATCATCAATAATACCTTTATTCGTTGATGCAATAATTTGTTCTATATAAGTATTATTTTTATATTTTTCATATAATTGTTCCGTTGTTTTATTAATAATTTTATCATCAAAAATATTTAAATTAAATGCTTGCAAAATTTGAATTTGATATAGTGCATTCGATTCCGACAAATTATCTATTAAATTATATGTACAAACAAAATCTGCTATATAATTTATAGATATATCAGATATATAAGATATATCATTACAAGGAGAATTCATATTATATATAATATTATATGAATTGCTATCTAATATTTTTTAATTTAATATTAATATAATATTAATACTAATATTATAGATATTTCTTATAATAAATTTGGATTAAGTTTTGTTGGTAATTTATGTCCGAATATAATCATATATGCGGCAACAAATAAGCCAAGTAAAACCGATCTATTTAAAGCTTTAATGTGTGGTTCTTTTAAAAGAAAAACCATTAATAAATATGCAATTGCTGCAACTAAAGCACCATGAAAAACCATTTCTAAAGGGCCTTCTCTCATCTATAATATATTTCAACATAAAATTATTACAAATATATTATAATATTAAATATTTACTCACGATTTAAAATTCTAGAAGGTATACCTCCTCTAACCCATCCATCTGCAGCAACGCTTTCTACTAAATTTGCCGGATTACTAATAGTAGATTCTAATGATGGTAATAAAGGATAATATATTAAATTTGTATGATCAACTTCACTATTTGGATCTGCTGTTTTTCTATTGCTATTTAAATTGGCATTGGTTAAATCACATTCAACATTAATATTAGATGGACCTTTTCCTAAATAGGGAACTGTAGAAAATAATCTCTCTTGATAAGTAGCTTTTTCGGGTGTTCGTGCTAACTGTGAGAATTTTAGAGCAGTATTTTCATCAATACTATTAGAATTTATTCCACCACTTGGACTACCTTGAAAAAATACATTAGGTTGATTTGTTGCTAAATTAATACTATTATTTAATGGTGAATAAACAGTATAATTTTCTAGAACATATTCACTTGACCGATTATTTTGTTTATTTTTATTTGTCATATCACATTCATCATTTCCAATACGAGAGATATTATTAAATGGTTGAGTATTTGAAAACATTATATATATAATTATTTAATATAATTATTTAATATAATATTTTTATAAATTATAATTTATCAATTTAATTTTTTTTATGTTTATGAGATTTGCGTTTATGAGATTTGCGTTTATCAGATTTGCGTTTATGAGATTTGCGTTTATCAGATTTGCGTTTATGAGATTTGTCTTTATGAGATTTGTCTTTATGAGATTTGTCTTTATGAGATTTGTGTCTTCCACTACCATTTTGTATAGGTGAGTTAAACTTTTTTGTTATCATTTGTTTTAATGCTATTTTTGCGATTGGCTCGGCTACTTTTTGTCCAGTATGATATATCGAACGTAGTCCGTTTGCACCATTTTCTCCAATCAACTTTGAAACTCGAGGATGGACATGTTCATTATATATGCTTTGATGCATATCTGTTAAGTGATCAACAATATCATCTGATGAATCTAACATTGTGTCTTTTAGATTTTGCAATTCTTTGGGAGAATTTTCCATTATATTATAATAAAATATAATAAAATATAATAAAATATAATAACATTTTAAGGGTCTTAAGGATTTATATAATTATGTGAACTACTACTATGTCTTTCTAAAGCTTGAGGGTGTCCTTCTTTGCCAGATATCATATTACCATAAACAAATTCTTTATATGCATTAAAATCACTAGGAATTTGTGTATTTGGCATAGAATTCCATGGTAGCATAGAACGATTAAACATCATTTCATCGCCAACATTATCAAAAAGTTTTTTATTAATATTTTTATCATTAAAGGGTTTTTCTATAAATTCTTTAACAGATTTATTTATAGTTTTTTCAACATCTGAATTAAATGCTGGAGCAGCTTCTTTTCTTTTTGGATCATATAAAATTTCAGGAACTAAAACATTCATTAAAGGATTTTTAGAATTAGGTTTTGCAAAATTATTATTATTTTCTTGATATTGTTTTGATAAATTATTAGAAAATGCTTCACGAATAGTATTTTTTGCAGTTTTCTTAGAATTAACATTCGTTTGTATTAAATATAATACAATTATACTTATTAAAGTAATTGCACCAATATAAACGATTTTAAATGATAATGTTAATAAATATCCTAAAACAGTTAATAATATCACTAATCGTGTAATAGCATTTATTTTTTCTTCGGTGGTCATTTTATCAGTTGGCCATAATTCACTAATATTATCTTGTTTTAATAAAATAGTTGGATCATTTAACCAAATAATATTTAACATTTATATATATTCTCAATTATTTTATTTATATATAAGAATTCAATAATAAATATATTTCAATTATTTTTTCTTACCTTTTGGTTTTTTTTTCTTTTTTTTATTACATTGTTTTGTACTTCTTTCTACATCATCTCCTGTAGAAAAAATATATTCTTTCATTTTATCAAGATTCATATCTTTTAATAAATCATCAATATTTGATGTATTTTTTTCGTTAGAATTATCTTCAGTAGGATTTTCTTTAGTTGAATTCATTTGTTTTGTATTATTATTATTATCTAGTTTAGTTCGCATTCTTTCTCTCATTTTAGATGCACGTATATTTTGTTCCATTTTTTTACTAAATGCACCCATATCTACTTTTCCACCATTTCCCATACCAGGTAATCCCATTTTTGACAACATACTTTCAATATTATTCATACCAGGCATATTTTTCATTGTATTAACTAATTCCGATGCTTCCTCAAGTAATTCAGATTCTTTGATATTACCAGACTGTAATTTATTATCTAGTTTTGATCCAACATTTTTAACTAAATTCATTAATTTACCAGGATTTTTAAATAATTGTTTAAATACATCATCAACAGATTCTACATTTTCTATATTTATATCTAAATCCTTAGCTGTTTCTTCTGCAATTTCTTTTGCTAGACGACCTAATTTACCATCCATCATTTTATTTATATGTGAATGTAATTCTTCAGCATTAGGAATATTAGTATGATGTCTCTTATCATTATTTCCAGTATTACAATTGGAATTATCATTATCATTATCATTATCATTATCATTATCATTATCATTATCATCATTTTTATTATCATCATTTTCATGTGGGTCATATTGATTATTAAATATATTTTCCATCTGACTGATAGTTTCTTCTATTTTATTTTTAAAATCATCTTGATTAATTGCTTCAAATAATTTTGCAGTATCACCAAATGATTCATTTGATTCCAAATCATTAATAACACAAAATAATATTAATTGTAAATACTTCCAAATAATAGCTTTTGTGTTATCTGTTATATCTTCTTTCCATAATTCTACAAAATTTACATTTGGTAAAAACTCTAATTTGTCTTCTTCAATAAATATTTCTTCTTTTTGATAAAGTATATTAAAAAAATGTTTTGGATATATTTCTTTACAATATTCATATATATTAGAAAATTCTATACAATCACCATGCGCATTAATAAATTTAATAGATAAATTATCTTTGATTTCATGTTTATCTTTATTATCTTCATTATCTTCATTATCTTTATTATCTTCATTATCTTCAATATATACAAAATTATTTTCTTTATCTTCTACGCAACTATTATTTTTTATAAATTCATATAAATATGCATTGTTATCTGGTGTTATTTTATCAGGAAAAGTTCGAATTAAATCATTAATAAAATCGAGACATATTTTATTCAGTTTTTCTGACATAATATATTTAATATTAAATATATTATATTTAAATAACTATTATATAATTATAAATAATACATATTACATAATTTACATAAATTTTGCATATATTGTATTGATTTATCTAGATCTTCTTTTCTCATTTCTTTGATCGGTTTTCGTAATGTAGCTATTTTTTCAAGAATACTAGAAGTATTTTCAGTATATTTTAAATCGTCGGTATAATCTTTTTCTATAAAAAAATTTATATTACCATTTGCAATTTCTGTATTATATTTATCATAAATATAGTCTTTCCATATACGAATTATTAATTTTGGATTAACTTTTCTTACAGTACTAAGTGATGTTTTAGCTAATTGAATATCAATATTATCTGGAAATATTTTTATAATATCTTGAAAAAATTCTACAATATGATTATTATATGCATTTAATATATCAGATTTATTCATATAATTTATAAAATAAAACTTCTTTATATTTATTTTTAATTAAAATTTAATATAAATATATTTATTTTATAAATTACATAGAATTATCTCTTTCTTGTTGTAGCTTTTCCATTGATACATTACTAACTTTATTTGGTGTATAATTATCTGGAGGAGTTTCTATTTTATCAAGATATTCTAAAGTACAATTATTTCTTAATTGTCTTAATCCACCATCGCCTTTTGCAGACATTGATTCTATAGTTTGATCCAAAAAACTATAATTATCAGATATTACACCTGAACTATGTATATCTCCAAAATTAAATGAATCTGGTTCATAATTATTAATTTTTTCAAGAACATTTGTTTGTTTTGGTTGTAAATATTCCATAATATTTGTTGGGCCATAAATAACTTGATTACCACGATTTAATAATAATAATGCAGGAACTTTATTAATCGTAGGTGGCAGTATAATTTCTTTTTGATTCGATAAAATAATATATGTAGTTCCATCTTGCTTTTTTATTCGATTATCAATACATATAAAATGTATATCATTTTTAATCTGAGATTGCGATAATTTAGGTAATATATTAGAACAATTTGTACAAATATTGCTATAATAGAATATATAACTCATTTATAATAATAATTATAATGATTAATTATTTTAAACTAATTTTTTTATAATTTAATTATAAAATTGATTTAATAATTAAATAATTTATTATCTATAAATATCATAATGGAACCTCAAGTATTAGATATCTCAGAAGAAAATAATATATTCAACTTTACTATAAATAATATTAATGTTAGTTTTGCGAATGCAATAAGAAGAGTAATATTATCTGATATTCCAACTATTATATTTAAAACATTTCCCTATGAAAAAAATGATGCAGAATTTACAATTAATACAAGTCGCTTAAATAATGAGATTTTAAAACAACGTTTATCATGTATACCAATTCATATATCAGATATAGATATGCCAATTCAAGATTTAAAATTAGAAGTTGATATACAAAATAAGTCTGATACAATAATGTATGTAACAACTGAAGATTTTAAAATTAGAAATTTAAAAACAGATAAATTTCTTGATAAAGCAACTACCACAAGAATTTTTCCACCAAATAATATTACAAAAATGTACATCGATTTTTGTAGATTAAGACCACAAATTTCGGATACTCTTCCAGGAGAACATTTGAAATTTTCATGTTTATTTAGTATTAGTACAGCAAAAGATAATGGTTCATTTAATGTAGCATCTACATGTACATATCGTTCCACTCCAGATATATATGCAATTGAAGATGAAAAATCTAAAAAAATGAAAGAATTAGAATTAAAATATTCAGAATCGACTGATGTAGAACATCATTTATTAGATTGGGTAAATTTAGATGCAAAACGCATATTTATACCGGATTCATTTGATTTTAAAATACAAACAATTGGAGTATTTACTAATATGTATATTGTAAATACAGCAATTAGTAATATTATAAATCGATTAGCAACTATACAAGAATTATATTCGAATGAAAATAAATTAATTATAAATAGTGATTCTACATTGCCGAATTGTTTTGATATAATATTAGAAAATGAAGATTATACAATCGGTAAAGTATTAGAATATATATTATATAAAACATATTATCTAGATCAAAAAACTCTTAGTTTTTGTGCCTTTCAAAAACCCCATCCACATATTAATATTAGTATAATAAGATTAGGATTTAATGCTCCTTCTGAAAAATCTACTATTGTGGAATATATATATAATTCTACTAATATCGCAATTAGTATTTATAAAAAATTATTAGAATCATTTAACATATAATTATTATATTTGTATTTTTATTATTATAAATAATAAAAATAAAATTATAATTCAACAAAATGGTTTAAATTCTACAGTTATAATTAAATTAAGTTTCCATTGAGGTATAACTGGAATTTTCTATTTCTGGTTCAATTATTGTTTTTGCAAATTTACGCATATGATAATTTAATGAATACATCAATTTAGACGGGTCTAAAGTATTAATATATTGTATAACTATATTTTTATTTATATAACCACCGGTTTCTCTAACTGATAAATAATATTTATGCAACTCGTACATATGAATACGAAATTGTTTAGGAAATTGTATTAATGGTTGCGATTTTTTTATATAGCATCTAATATAATTTTCATACAATGTATTTGTAAATCCATGAATTTGATTTTTAAATACTAAAAATGATTTTCTATTTTCGGGAAAATATTGTAAATTATATTTAACTAATCCAGCTCTTCTTAATGATAAATATTGAAATTGTAATTTAGTATTATTACCTCGTAAATATTTAATATTTTCATAATTCGGATTATGTATTTTAGTTCTATCACCATTTTTATTATAAATCATTACTCCTAATATATTCGCTCCTGTATTCATCGAACCGTATAAATTATATAAATCAGTATATGATAACATATCATATCTTTGTGGAAAAGATATATTTTTTGGTAATGTGCATTGTTCTCTTGGTACAATATTTACTTTATAATCATCTATTTTATAACACGCAATTAAATATAATCTTTTTTCATAAATTTGTAAAATAAATTTATTTTTAGGATGTTGCATTACAAAAGAATAACAATAATCTTTAGAAAATAATTCAAAATCTATTTTTAATTCATCACATATATCATAAAATAATTTAGAAAATATATCTTGATCTTTAAAATATGTTATATTGCCACCAACACTACTTTTAGTAGCAATTTCCCATTTATTAATATTTTTATCATAAAATAAATTTATCATTGTACCTTCAATATATTCCTCCGCAATACAATCTTTTTCTAAATATAAATTCATAAATGGAATAATATTTAATGATTTGGGAGGCGAAAATACATTTATTTTATTATCAGAAATAATTATTGATCTAAATATTTTTAACATATCTACCAGATCATGTGATATATAATTTTTATCGTATTTAATAATATTATATTTTTTATCATTTTTTATCCAAACTTTTTCAATTAATTTATACTTTTTAATAAATTCTTCATCTTTTAATGATGATAGGTCATATTCATAAGACATAATATTTATATTTATAATAATAATATCTTTAATATGATTTCGTTAATCATAATAATTTCTACTATAAATATAAGGTAATGGAAGATTCACCCAAAAATAATATAAATATACAATTAGGCGATATATTAAATTTTAATGCCCCAGAAAATCTACTATATGATAATAAGCAACTTTATGTAAAATATATTGATATTAATAAGATAATATTAGTAAATATTGACAATAATGAGTTATCAACTTTACGACTAATTGATGGACAATTAGAAGACAATACTATTGATAGTATAGATTTATTGAGTAGGTCAGATGATTCTGGATATGCTAGACAAAATGACTTGCTTCCAGGTACATGGATTAATATTTATTTTAATTCAGTTGTACCATTTATTTTAACTGGAGAAATTACTAATTTAGAAGAAGATATGATTGAGATAAAAACTTATCCAAATAATGAAACTATTTATATTGATTTTGAATATAAAGGCATACCAGAATCCATTCCAATTGAAAAAATTGTTATTAGAGATTCTCCTAGTAAACAAAAAGAAATAAAAGAACTATCTGAATTACAATCTGAACCAGTTGCTCCTTTATATATGCAAGAATCAGAACAAGTAATAGACAATGCCACCGTAGAAATAACACCTGCTTATTTAAATGAAATAATATTAGATGCTGATCAACTTATTATGGGTGAGAAATTAGATGATCTTATACAATATGTTGATGTTGATGAAAGTGAAATGAGATATAGTATAAATAAACAAACTAATGATTTATTAGATGAATTATTAGCAGATATACCAAATTATAAGAGAACCCCAGATGTATTAAATAAAATTCATAAATTAATTGAACGATATCTTCAATTAAGAAGTATGTTTTCAAAATTTGATGCAAATGGTAATCCTAATAAACCTGATATAATCGATAAATCTTTTAAACCAATAATAGAAAATATATTAAATTTAAATGAAAAATTTGCTTGGTTAATGCCCGTATCACAAAATAAAAAAAAATTGTATGATATAGACAATGAAATTGAGATTATTGCTGAAATAAATGATATAGATAATATAAATTTGGTAAAATCATTAGAAAAAGAAGCAAATATTATTGATACATATAAAAATAGTAATGTTTTAGAAGAGAATAAATATCTTTATTTATTTAAATCACTAAATGAATTTTATACACCATTTACAGATTCTCAATATCCAGAACATGCTATAACTAATCAGGTTGTTAAAGATAATATATTAACTATGACAAATAATTTAGGTGATTTATATTCTACAGTTGCTGATAATACAAAAGGACAAATTAACAGAAAACAATATTATTTTGATACTTATATAAAGAATTTAACATATTTAAAAGATAATAAAATAACGAATATAGCACCGAATGATACAATTAATATTATATCATTTATAATACTTCCATTACAATTATTATTATATTCACAAATTAATTTACCAACAACAAATATATTAAATCAAATAGAATTAAATAATGTGGATTTAGATTATTGGAAAATATTTAATAATAATAAAAAATTACGATCCATAATAGTAGATAATTTATCACAAGATGGAAATTATACAAAAGAATTTATTAAAGGAATACAATCTAATATTATTACAGAATTTAAATTAAGTGAAGATTTATGGGATGATCAAGATAAATATCATACATATTTAGATAATATTATACCAACCAATGATGATATATTAAATTTATTTAATAATATTTTGAAAAATAATTATTCTATACATTCAATTATTAAATTTTTAGATATATTAAAAATACAACAAAATGATATAACATATGAATTATACTCTAAAATAAATGATATTGTTGAAGAAAATATAACAAGTTATAAAAAATCTTATTTGGCAAATCATAAACAGGTTAATAAGCAAATTAATAAGTTGAATTTACAAAGTAAATCTACACCATATGTACCAAATTTATTTCGTTTATTTGAATTAAGTGAATCATTAGAAATGAATAAATCATTAAAAACAATAGTATTCGATACATATGGATTCGATCCAAATATAGTATATTCTGATTCTGAAATATTAAATATTATTTTTAAAATAGATTCTGGGAAATTATTTACAAATTCTATAATAAAACTAGATTTAGATTTACAAACTTCTAAGTTAGTTGATAGTTTTGTAAAAAAATATGAACAACTTATTCTTGAAAAAAAACGTCTTAGCAATAATTGTAAAGTAATCGCAAAAAAATATACTAGTATACATTCATTATTAGCCGACTCACAAAAACCCATCTATTTTGATTCAATTTATGATAATACCAATTATAAACTATTAAAAGATTATCAAGATAAATTGTCAGAATTAGAACCCGAAGAATTTAAAAAATATTTAGTTGAAAAACTAATTAATACAAATAATATGACTGAAAATGATGCAATAAGAGAAGCAAATGCTATTATACTTGGAAAACGCCTAGTAGTTGATGGTGATTATGCTATATTAGACCAAGATATAGATGTATCACCTATTTCCGAATCAAGTCAGTCATTAAGTTATGGATCTAATGAATCATCTAGTTCTAAATCAAGTGATTCTCCAAGTTCTGAAAGTAGCGAATCATCTGAATCTGCATCAACTTCAGAACAAACTACATCGGAACAAACTACACCCGAACAAACTAGATCAGAACTAATGGAAGAGTTATTTGGATCACCTGGAGGAACACCATCTTCCTCTACTGGTGGTGGTAAAGATGAATTAACAAATTATTATATTAGAGAGAATGATAAATGGATTTCATCTTCAAATGCAACTGAAGAATTTGGTAATATTAGTACATCAGATATGAATAATAAATTGTTATGTAATCTACAAGAAAAATGTATTACTAATAGTAATGATAATTGTGTAAGTTTAGAATCTGCAGAAAATAAAATAATAGAAAATACATTAGAACAAATACAAAAAGAATTTGATGCTACATATGGAAAAAAAGATCATGATATGAGAACTGAAATTGATAATTTATTATTAGAAAATGTATCAAGAATACAGTATTTAAAAAAATATGCAAAAACAGAACAGAATAGATATGATATTTTAAAAAGAAATTTAGCTAATAGTATAACAGACGAAGAATTTGAACAATCATTAATAACATCTCCATATGAAGAGGTTAAAGATTTGATTCTTGGACAAAAAGATGAATTAAAAAAACAACATGATATACAACGATTTATTCTACATTTTACAAGAAAACCTTATGAATTTGAAAATCAATACTGGTTATATTGTCAAAAAACAAATGTAAAATTATTACCCACATTTATTGGTCATTTAGCAAATGTTTATATTTCACAGGGCGATTATCAATTAGAATTAGATATTATATGTGCGCAACAAGGAACTATAAGTGATGATGGAGAAGCATGGATAGATAAACATAGTGGATATTTTATAAAAAAGATAGATTTAGATACTGAGGAAGGATATACTGAAGAAGGATTTAAATTAAAAACGCGTGAAGTAATGGAAATGGATGCTGGAGATAAAATTTTAGAAGATAAAAAAGGAAAAGAAAAAGAAAGTAAAGAAAAAAAACCTGAAAGCGCAGAATCAAAAATAATATCAAATATAATATCTGCAATGGCAAATAATATTGGTATTAATTTAGATGATGAAAAAAATTTCATTATTAAAAATGTAATATCTATCCACAAAACTAGTATAGATAGTAAAGAAACATATAATAAAAAAATTAAGGAGGCTGAAAAGAAAGGAAGAAAAAATATACCAACATATGAAGATTATCTTAATACATCATACATAATATTAACATTAGTATTTATATTAATTGCTATTCAAGTAAGTATTCCAAGTATAAAAACTCGTAAAACATTTCCTGGATGTATAAGAACATTTATTGGTTATCCATTGCATAATGATAACAAATCTGCTTTAACATATATTGCATGTATTGCAAACAAAATAAAAAGCTCATCTAAACCATGGAATTCAATCTTAAAAATTAATCAAGAGAAATTAATTACACAAATGGATGCAAAAATAAAAAAATACATATTAAATAATAAAAGTATATTAAAACGTTTTGAAGAAAAACGAAAATATTTGCAAACAGAAACTGAAGATGTAATATTATTAGAATATGATACTGTAAAATTACAAACTTTCTATCCTCCACTATTTAATTTTAAAATTGTTGGATTAACAAATGTTTCTGATATATTTAAAAATGATTTAAAAAAAAATATTAAAGCAGGTTCGTATAATCAACAAATACAGATTCTTAGTATTAAAACAAAACTAATATTATATGGATTGTCTATTCAAGAAAAAATACAGAAAATAATTAATAAGAAAATTCCATTAATAACGAATAATGCAATGGAACCATATTTAGAAAATGCTTGTTGTGATTCATTATCACCGAATGTACATAAATATTTTATTGATATAGATCGAACATTGGCGCAAGATAATACAATCAGTATTGAATTATATAATTTATTATATGACATAAATATTTTAGGCAAAGCAGCTATGTATTATGATCCTATAGATACAAAACAAAGATATCCCGAAATTACTTCGCATTTTTCTAAAGATACAATTTATAGAGCATTTATTATATTCTGTAGTGATAATTCATTAATATTAAATGAACAATTGCGTGCATCATGTAATTTAAGCACTCGAGACACATATAAATTAACTATTGATGAGCAAATTCAAAAATTAAAAGAGGATGGAATACATTATAGTGAAGAATTATTTCAAAAATTATTATCTATTATTAATTTGAAAAATATAGTTCATATAAACATAAATATAATTCCACAAAATCCAATACATGTATTAAATGATTTATTACAATCTACTGAATTAACTGAAACCGAAACTATTATACCTAAAGAATTTATAAACTATTTCAAAGATATATTAGATAGATATTCATTTGAAGCAACAGAAGATGATAGTTCAGTACGAGATTATAAAAATTATTTGTCAATGTATAATATAAGATTATTAGAAAAAATAGAAAAATTTATAAAAGAAAATTCTAGTTTATCAAAATTAAATTTTAAGCATTTAATAAATTGGTTCAAAAATATTACAGAATTTATCGAAAGCGGTGATAATATTTATATAAATAGTAAAGATGAAACTACATATAAGATGATGAATTTTATTAAAAATAGTATAAATGATTTAGTAGATATATTTCCTAATATAATTTTAAATAAAATAGATAAATCAAATGTATCTATTCCAAAACATTGGAAATTATCCAATAGACATAATATGGATATACAAACATTCATTCAAAAATACTATCATAAATTACATAAATTTTATGGTGATGATAGTTTTAATGACATCTTAACTAATATACAAAAGAAATGTAAAAATATTCAATTATTAGCAAAACATACTCCTTTTTTTACTTCATTTAAAACAAGCGAGAGAGAAATTAATTCTATTTTTGATAATCGTTTAATAAACCTATTATATAATTTCTATTTCTTATCTGTTATCGATTGTTATATTATCTTATTAACTAGTCAACCGGATTCTCTTGCTGATACTATTTCAGATGAATTAATTACAGAATCTCTAGTAGATCCTATTTCTGACGCAATTGCTGAAGATGATATCGAGAGAAGATCTATAGAAAAAGAAGATATTGAAATAGAAGAAGCAAAAATAGATGACAAAACACTTGATGATGAAATTATTGAAGATGAAACTGTTCCTGGAAATGTAGAACAAGCAATAAAATCATCTTCTAGTACTGATTTATTTATGGAAACTACATTACCTATTATAAAGGAAATTATAATGAAAGACCCATCATTAGATACATTAACAAATAAAAGTGTTAGAAAAGAATTAGAATATAAAATGGGTTTGCAAGAAGATAGTTTAAGATCAAAGAAAAAAGTAATTAATAAATTAATAGACACAATTATTAAACCTATACACGAAGAACAAGAAAAACAATCCAAATTGTCTTTATCACAACAACTAGAAGAAGGAGAAGAAGGCGAAATGGGAGATGAATCATCACAATTACAATCTAATTCTAGAGAAGAAGAAGAAGAAGAAGAAGAAGAAGAAGAAGAAGGAGAAGAAGAAGGAGAAGGAGAAGATTTATTACAATCAGGTGGCAAACGCACATCTGGACAATCAATATTGATACCATCAAAATTATGTGAATTATTATTTACATTTATGGAAATAATATCTGGCAATGAAAAAGATTCTGATAAAAATATAATTAATTATAATTATAAAACAATAATGGAAAAAATTTTAAGATCTAAAGAAAAAGAAAAAGATTTAATAACCGAACATCTAAAAGATTTGACAGATGAAGAACGAAAAGTAGAAAATATAATGAAAAATCAAAAACTAGATAAATGGGGAAAGGGTTTAACAAAAGGAGTTCATCAATATGTACAAGATAATTATGATGATGAAAGAAACGAATTAGAAGAACAAGCCATAAAAGAAAAGAAATTAGGTATTAATAGTGCAGTTACTGATATGAATAAAGATATATATGCGTTTGATTTAGATATAGATGATGCTATTGGAGAAGAAATAGAATCTGAAGAATATAATATGAGCGGTATACCAGACGATGATGATTATGGTGAAAATGATGGTGATGAATATTATTAAGATAAATACATATTAATGTGAAAGATTATATATTATGTTTCAGATTAATAATAATTGTTTTTAAAGTTTAAATAAATTTGTTATTAATAAAATTATTTTTTCTTGATAAAGTAATTTATGTTGGTCATAAAACCATGAACCAAAATTTCCTAGTATTGATAATTCTCTATCTAAGGTAAGATTTACTCTAACTGAATTATTTATATTAATCCATAGATAATCGCCATTATATTCATGAATAGAAACTAATAATTCATTCTTAATTTTACTAATAATGAAACTGGGTTTTTTAGATCTTGATGTAGTAATAAAATCACCTACATTAAAAGAATTCATTATATTTAATTATGAAAAATAATTTATAATTAAAAATATTTATAATTTAAAATTATTTTTCATATTATAATTAAATATATATAATATAATATGTATAAAACATTTGTAAAAAATAATAATATAAGTGCATCTATAGCATTATTTTTAGCGATATTTGTTATATTTATCTATGTAAAACCACATTTTATCTTTAATAAAACTGGATTATTACGAAATTTTGGTTTAGGAAAGTCAAATACTACAATATTACCAATGTGGTTATTTGTTATTGTAATTGCTATTATATCATATTTATCTATATTATATTGTTTATGTTAAATTAAAATAATATTTTTGAAAATGGTGGAGTTGCAAGCATTCCCTCTCCAAATCCAAATATAAATCTTATTAAAATATAAATAATTAAACCAATTACAAATGTTCCTAATAATGTAATCCATATTTTAGTTAATATTGTTAATCTTTTTGTTTCTTTTCTAATATCTAAATATCGCCGTAATTCGATTGATAGAGTTGCAATTAATGCTAAAACAATTGCATTTAAAATAAAAGATTTTCGTATTGTAGTAGAACGTAAATCAAATATTGGTTTAAATGTCATTATATATTAATAATGATAATATTTATAGAATTGGTAAATTAGTTATTAAACGTTGACTTTCTTTTTGTTTATCATATGAGTATTTTTGTAATTTTTGAAAAAGATATAATTTTTTTTGGTGTTCTTTTTGTTTTAATTCTTCATAACCAGGCTTACCTTTATATTTATATAATAATAAACTACCGACTACTCCAATAAATAATAAAAATAAAAATATATTAACAAATATAGTAATGTATTTGTCTTTAAATTTACGAACTTCTTTTAATGAAGTATTTATATAATATTTTGTTTTAAATTCTGTTAAATTAGGTATTGTATGTTCCATTAATACATTATTTTATTAAAAAAATTTATTATAAACATATATAAATTTAGGAAGTTTTAATATTATTAATATTTATAATGAAATTACTTTTACTTGGTTTGGCAATATCAATTGGTTTATTATTATCTATATTAGCATATTATTATATTATTAATATGAAAGATACGGTTTCTGTTGAAGATTTAGATCGTGAATATATAGAATTTTTAAACAAATTAAATAATGAAAATAATATTGGCCAACAAAGAGTATATCATAAAAATACTTGATAAATTATTTAAGTTATATGTTTTACTTAACTACATTTAAACATATATATTATATATTAATCTATTATATATAATGAGTTTAGAAGAAATAACACAATTTAATACTGCATTGAATAATTATTATAAATTAAAAAATAATTATCAATCTACAATTGATAATGTTGTTTCTAAATTAAGAAGAAATTCAAGTTTATCAAAAAAAGAAAAACAAATAAAATATGAAGAATTTAAAAAGAAATGTATTATATGTGGCAAAGATGGAGGTACCATTTTTAAACAAGATGGTAATTTTTTAATTGCAAAATGTGGTTCTACTGAACAACCTTGTAATTTAGATATTCAATTACAAAAAGCAAAATATAGAAATATATTATCCGAAATGAATATAATAAATAAAAATATTAATACAAATAAACTAGCAACTATTAATACCAAATTAAATTTATTATTTGGTTTTGTTAATGAAGCTACTACTATTGCTGAATTTAATAAATTAAAAATATCTTTAGTTAATGAAGTAAAAAAATATAAAAAAATATATGATCAATATCAAAATATAACATTAATAAATGATGAAGCTATGCAAAAAAAGCAAGATTTGCTTATTTATATTCAAAATTTTAATGAATTAATTACTAAATTTGAAGAGACTAAAGAATTAGATACATTAAAAGATGCTATCGATATATATTTACATAATATTAAAGATACTGCGGAAAAAATACAAAAATTAGAATATATAGAAAATTATATTGAAGTTAATGATGATGAAACAGTTAATTTGATTCAACACAACTATACTCCTTTACAATTACAAGTTCCTATTGATTCTGTAAAAAATAAAATATTAGCATATAAAATATAAATTAAATATTAATATGTAATTTATATTTTATATAGACAGTTAATATAATATAATATGATACATAAGTTTATAGATTTTCGTATATTTATGATTAGTTTAGCAATTGGATTATTAGTTGTATATATTTATCAACCTAGGCCTACTACAATTTATGTATATCCAAGTCCAGATAATACAGAAAATATACAATATAGAGATAAAGCCAATAATTGTTTTAAATTTAATTCAATAAATGTAAAATGCCCAAAAGATACAAGTAAAATACATTCAATACCTATGCAAGAATAAATATAATATAATATAATATATAATATTATATGAAATTTGCATTAAAAGAATTTGTTAATAGTACTAGAGGTAAATATGTTTTTTCTATTTTATTAGGTTTAGGTTTAGCAACATTATTTCGCAAAGCATGTTCTTCTAGAGATTGTTTAGTATTTAAAGCACCATCATTAAAAACTATTAAAAATAAAATATTTAAGCATAATAATAAATGTTATAAATATACTGAATCATCTGTATCATGTAATAATGTTGATAATGCCGATCCAGCAAAATCACAAAATACGATTATAGATATTTAATTATTTTGCGTAATCAAATAATATATTTAATGAAATTAAATATATTATGGCCGAAAATGGTACCACTTCAATAGATCAACTTCCAGTAAATCCACAAATATCATCTAGTAATAATCAAACCGCTCAATTTAGTAATAATGGTTTACCTCAACAAATACAATCTAATGTAAATGAAACTCAAAATATTAAAATTGAGAATTATGGACAACAATTAAATGCTGAACGCTCTGTAGACCCGATGATTCAACAATTAGATTATGGTTCTCAACTAAATGCTACATTAAAAGATATTGGTTCGTCTGGAGCAACCGCATTACCATCGAGGGATATTCCACAAAATACAATTCATATGCAACAAGATATTGAGACAAAACCGAATCATATACCAAACAAAAGTAATGATTATATAGGTGATATTTTAGATAAAGAAGAAATTTTAAAAAATAATATAAGAAAAAATAATCAAGCAGATAATTTAGATTATATTTATGAACAATTACAAATACCTATAATAGTATCTATTTTATATTTTATATTTCAACTCCCTGTTATTAGAAAACATATTTTCTCTTTTCTTCCTTCTTTATTTAATAATGATGGTAATCCAAATTTTTATGGATATGTTTTTAATAGTATAATATTTGGTGGATTATATTATGGAATGCATAAAGGACTAATTTCTCTAAAAAATTTTTAAATATATTATTATTAAGAATAACTAGGTAAATCAGGTAAATCAGGTAAATCAGGTAAATTATTTAGTTTTGGACAATTTGTATTATTACATTTATTATTATTAATATTAATATCATAATTTTCTATTTTAATTAAATCACAGTTCATTTGATTGCAAAATTTTTTTACTATATCAGAATTTTTATAATCATTGATATAATATATTTTTTTTATACCAGCAGCTAATAATAATTTCGCACAATTAACACATGGAAAATGTGTTATATATGCTATGCAATTATTACAAGATACACCTCGTTTTGCACAATCAATTAATGCGTTTTGTTCTGCATGAATAGTTGCAATTTCATGATCATTTTCTATAATAGATTCATGTGGACATTCCGGTAAATGTCCATTATAACCTTGGGCTACTACTCGATTATTTAAAACTAAACAACAACCTACATGTAATCGATGACAACTAGATCTTTCAGCAGTTAAATTAACTAGATTACAAAAATATGTTGTCCAAGAAGGGCGATTATTATTATCATTTTGAATAGATGTCATTAATATTTATATTTATATTTATATTTATATTTATAGAAATATTAATTTATATTATTATTTCTATTATTTTATTTTAGTATTTTATTATTTTTATTAATTTACAATATTTCTCTCTTCGTATAAATTAATTATTATATTATTATATTATATATGAGTATAACTATTGGGAAAAATAAAAAAAATAAAACTTCTAGAAAAAGAAAGGGTGGAACAATTTATAAAGGTATTGATTTAAATAGTATTAAAATTTTAGATAATACAAAAATTCAGGAAAATATAGATAACATTTCAAAATTAGCAGTAAATCTAAACCGGTCTAGGACAATAGACAGTGAAACAAATAAACAGCAATTAGCCAAAGATGTTTTAATTATAAAAAAAACATTAGAAAAAGCAAATACTGAGTCCAAACCCGCGCAGCGAGATGTATTATTACTAGATGCAATTTCTAAATTCTTGCGCTTTAGAAACGAGTTTAATAAACTATATATTAGAGATTTTAGAAGTAATGCTGCATATATACAACAGAATAGCAATAGAGAGAGAGAGGATCGAGAGAGAGTAGAGAGAGAGAGAATAGCAACAAAGTTAGCTAGTATAGTTCAGCTTGCAAGGGTAGATAATATAGCTGAATTAATAAGCGAAATTAAATTGGCAAAGAATAATGGTCTTGATGTGTCAGATGCAGAAAAAAAACTATACGAACTTAGTATAGAAAGTTCAAATAAACAATTTCAAGAAACAGGAGTTCGTATTATGCCCGGTGGAAATAAGAAAAAAAAATCGAAAAAATCGAAAAAATCGAAAAAATCGAAAAAAAAATCGAAAAAATCGAAAAAATCGAAAAAATCGAAAAAATCAAGAAGATAATTTTTCAAGGTTTAAGGACTTACTCTCTTATAAATTAATCATAATTTATAATAAATTAATAAAATATGATTATTTCTTCGTTTTATTTTTCTTAGTTTTATTTTTTTTTCTTTTTCTGGTTTTTTTATAGGGGAAATATCTTAAAAAATATTTTTCATATTCTTCACTTGATTTTAGATTTTTTAATTCTTTAAATTTATTTGCTTTACTACTTCTAATTTTAGCCAAAGTAGTTTGATTACCATAACAAGTAGTACTAAATCGTTTAAGAACTCCCATTTGTTCTAATCTATTTTTTGCTTGTACATTAAATAAATATTGTGCGATACATAAGATTCTATGTATATCATAGTATTGACGATTTGTATAAATAAATGCTAAATAAAAACTTAACATAGTATCAATTGTTGCTATTTTCACATCTTTATTATTAACTTTAATTATATTATAACTATGACATGCTAACGGTTTATATACAAACGCTACTGTTTCATTTCCAACTCGTATTTCATAATGTGTTGATATAATTTCTCCAATACCTGTTTTTTTATAAATTTTAGTATCTTTAATACCGGCTTTATTTAGTTGTTTTACAATATTTTCGGAAGCGGTAAATGGGTCAAATGCTAATACATCAAAATCAGGATATTTTAATAATAATTTTCTTTTCTTTGCAGGCAAATATTTTCCATATGAATAAATTGCATATCCACCAAAAAATACTAATCCTTGATCAATAATAGAGTTTTTTACAATATTATATATGCGATTAAGATTTTTATCAGGTTGTTCAAATTGTCTAATAAAATCACCAATATTACAATTTGTCTCTTTAATAGGATAATATTTATTTAATAATACTAATCGTTTCATAACTTTTTCCCATCTTGATATGTCACCTTCTGGTCTAGAAAGTTCTAAATATGCAGACATTCGTAAAAAATTTGCTGGTACATAATGTATTTTATTTACTTCAATGGAATCTTTACTTAATGATTTAAATAATACTTCATGAATTTGTGTTATATCTGCGATTGGAATAAAATTAACAAAAACTTTATATGTACCGGTGTGAATACCAGCTTTAGCTTCTACCTCGTCAAATCCTGCTTTGAAATATATATCAGCTAATTTTTTTGCATCTGAAACTGCATTTGGAGAGAAGAAGTCGTAATCAGGTATTTCTATAGATTTATTATAAAATTGTTCATTTTCTGGTAAAATATTATTTATTGCGGTCCCACCATAGCATAATAACTCATTATCTTTTAAAAATTCTTCTACAATTTTAATTATTTTTTTTATAATTGGCGAATTTATTGTCTTTTGCTTTTGCATTTTTTCTGCATTATCAACCGCATTTCGTAAAATTTCTAATTCTTTTTCTTTAAAATCTTTTTTAGTTAATTTTTGTTTCATGTTATGTTATATTATTGATAGAAAATAATATGAAATTTAAATTAATATTATTTACTGATTTCTTAATACTGCGGGTTTTAATACAAATGCACTTTTATTATTGTTAAAAAACTGATTATATTGCTGTAGATTAATATCATTATTTGGAAAAGACATGCCAATAAATTGACAACCATATTCTCTAGATAAATTAAAACTTGGATTTTCTAATTTCTCCTGTGGACTTGGTAAAACAATACTCATATTTTTCTTATTAAAATTTCTTAGATTTTGATCCGGATTATATTTTATATCATTATAACGAATTAAATGCATGAATGCTTGACCACTAACAATATTTATATATTCATCTAATGGTGTCGAACGATAAAATGTATCTGATCCATTAACACATATAATTATTTTTCTTTTAAAATTAAGAATTGGTACTGACCCCAAATTTTTGCCATGATATTCATTACTATAATCTTTCCCTAAAATAAGGGAATGAAATTGTTGCGAATTAGAAATAATATTCGCAAAATTTTTATACATATTTGCATTTGTATTCATGATTCTTAAATGTAAAATTATAGGGTCATTATAATTACTACATGTACTTGCTGAAAATGCAAGTTTAGCAATTGTATTTAAAACATCTTGAATTGGAAGAGAATTATATGTTTCCATCTTGTTATATGTATCTAAAGATGATGCGGCAACAACCGGTTCATTATTAACTGAATGTATTTCAAAGTCTAAACATCTAACACCTTGTGATATACAAATTTCTAGAGAACCTAAATTTACATAACTATCTTTAAAATTACTACTACAACAACAATTATATGCTGTTTTAACAAAAAAATCACATAATGCATGTTTTTTATAATTTGGATTATCTACAATAGAAACTAATGATGAAGACGCCATATATATTTTTTCAAAATTAAAAAGATCTATTAGATTTTGATTAAACACATATAATAATTTTTTTAGACCATATTTTATGACTAATACAATAATTATTATTATTATTGCAACTAATAAAAATATTAGATAAGGAGATAAATTTAAATGTTCAGAATTAAAATCACTCATTTTATCTATAATATTATCTTTAAAATTGTCTATTTTAGATATAGCATTATCTTTTATATCTGTTATTTTATCTAATTTACCATCATTATCCATGGATATATATATATTATAATATACTATAAAAAGTTAAATATACTTAATTATATTATTCATAATATATAATATGCCTGGAGGTTTATTAAATCTGGTCTCATATGGAAATTTAAATGTTATAGTTAATGGAAATCCTTCAAAAACTTTTTTTAAAACAACATATGCTAAATATACTAATTTTGGATTACAAAAATTTAGAATAGATTTTGATGGATTAAGAACATTAAGATTAACTGAAGATTCACACTTTAGATTCAAAGTACCTAGATATGCTGATTTGTTTATGGATACATATTTTGTTATAACATTACCTACAATATGGAGTCCTATATTAGATGCGTCATCTAATAAACCTAAACCATATCGATTTCAGTGGATAGAAAATTTAGGATCACAATTAATAAGAAAAGTACGATTTATAATTGGAAGTCAAATAATATATGAATTTACTGGTCAATATCTTTACAATATGGTACAGAGGGATTTTTCAGAAGGAAAAAAGAAATTATTTGATGAAATGACTGGAAATATTGCGGAATTAAATGATCCGGCAAATTTTATGAATCGCGGAGGTATTTATCCAAATGCTTATTTACCACCTGGTACGGAATGGACTCAAGAACAACAAAATGCTGGTCCACAACCATCAATTCCTAGCAGAAATTTATATATACCATTTAATATATGGTCAACATTATCAAGTAAATTAGCAATTCCGTTAGTTAGTTTACAGTATAATGAATTACATATAGAAGTTACGTGTAGACCAATACAAGAATTATTTACAGTGCAAAATTTAGATGATATAGATAATAGTCAAAATCGTATTCAAGCCGATCAAAATGATGAACGATATAAATTTTATCGTTTTCTTCAACCACCTCCAAAATCTAAATTAGATGGAACTAAAGATGATGATTATCCGATAAGAAAAACTGATTGGTATGCAAATATACATTTATTAAGTACATATGCATTTTTAAGTGAAGACGAGGTAAAAGTTTTTGCATCAAAACCGCAAAAATATTTAATAAAAGATGTACGCGAAGAGAATTTTTATAATACAACAGGAAATCTAAAAACAAGAATAAATAGTACAGGATTAGTTAGTTCATGGATGTGGTATTTTCAAAGAAGTGATGTTAAATTAAGAAATCAGTGGTCAAATTATACAAATTGGGACTATTCTAATAAATTACAATTTTATGTATCTGGTGGCGATATTAATAATAATAATTCATATAATGCACCATATAATCCAACGAATCAAAGAGATATTATGTTAACATGGGGATTACAAATAGATGGTAAAGTAAGAGAGAATACATTTGATGCTGGTGTATTAAATTATGTAGAAAAATATGTTAGAACCGCTGGTAATGCAAAATCAGGATTATATTGTTATAATTTTTGTTTAACAACTGATCCATTTCAATATCAGCCTAGTGGTGCAATAAATTTAAGTAAATTTAATAATATAGAATTTGAATATAGTACACATTTACCACCATTAGACCCATCTGCACAAACCTATACAATTTGTGATGCAAGTGGTGATATAATTGGTATTAATAAACCTGTATGGCGAATATATGATTATAATTATAATTTGTATGTTATGGAAGAGAGATATAATATTTTATCATTTGAATCGGGACAGGCCGGATTATTATTTGCCCGTTAATAACTTTATAATAACTTTATAATAACTTATAAATATTCATAAGTTATTTTAGCATTAAATTATGAATATTTAATAAATATTTAATAGTTTTATATATTATATGATTCAAACATTATTAAATAAATTAGGTATTCGAACTAATAATGATAAAAGTAATGATCCTACAATAAAAAATAAATTATCATTGGATCCAAAATATAAATTTATACATTTTTTTAAAGATTTTTTTATATCATCATTTGTTTTATTAATCATAATATTACTAAATTCTAATGTAATGTTTTTAATTACATCTGCTGGAACAAAGAGAGAAATTCTTGATTATTTATTTCCAACCGATTGTCAATCATATCCATATGGTCCTCAATATATATCAAATAATGATGGTCATACAAAAATCAATACTAATGGTAAACCTAATATTAGATTAGTATGTGAAAGAATGGATGATAAACAAATAAATAAAGACGATAAACATGGACCTGAATGGCCATATACAAATTTCAACAGCGATGATGAAATTAATCCATTGCAAGATTTTATGAACTATATATTACGATGTACCGCAACAACTGATACAACTGTTAATAATATTATAAAAAAAACTTTATTAATTTCATCTAAAACTTCAAATCGATTTATAATAGCTATTTTGGGATTAATAATATTATTATTAGTTGGAACATTTATAATTCCTGCCACATTATATTTATTTAATCTTTTTATTAATGAAGTTGTCTTGACATTTGGAGACGAAACATTTTTTACAACAAAATTTCTTATATTATCTTTGTTATTTTTTATCTCATTTTTTTTCAATCCATTATATACAATATATAAACCTATTAATTTATTTTTTAGATTATCATTTTATCCGCTTATAAGTGGTCATGCAAAAGATATTTTAAAAATTATAATTGAAAATAAAGATATTATTGGATTCGCATTAGGTTATTCATATATTTTATGTGCAAAAAAAGATTTATCAGATACAATGTTTAATATATTACATTATTTGTATTTAGCAAGTTTAGTAGGCTATATATTAATTCAATATACTAATATTAATATTATTCATATTTAAATATATATCATCATATATTTTTAATTATGACTAATAAAAAAAACAAACATGGAAAAAAATCAAATAATAATAATTCTGATAATTCTAATAATTCAAAGTATCCATTTGTAAGTGTATGTACTCCTACATATAATCGCAGACCATTTATACCGTATATTATTAAATGTTTTGAACATCAATCATATCCAAAGGATCGAGTTGAGTGGATAATAATAGATGATGGTACTGATAAAATAGAAGATCTAGTTAAAGATATTCCTCAAGTTAAATATTTTAAATATAATGATAAAATGATGTTAGGTAAAAAGCGTAATTTAATGCATAAAAAATCGATTGGAGAAATTATTGTATATATGGATGATGATGATTATTATCCACCAACACGAATTTCTCATGCTGTAAATATGCTACAAACTCATCCATCTGCTTTATGTTCTGGTTCAAGTGAAATATATATTTATTTTAAACATATAAATCAAATGGTTCAATTTGGTCCATATGGCCCAAATCATGCTACTGCAGGAACATTTGCATTTAAAAGAAAATTACTAGACAATAATTCATATAATAATGATGCAGCATTAGCTGAAGAAAAAGAATTTTTAAATAATTATACTGTACCATTTGTGCAGTTAGAGCCAAAAAAAACTATATTAGTGTTTTCTCATATTCATAATACATTTGATAAAAAAACTTTATTAGATAATAGACCATCAAATTATGTAAAAGATTCTGATAAAACTGTAGATGATTTTATAAAAGAACCTGAATTAAAAGATTTTTATATGAATCAAATAGATGATTTACTAAAAGATTATGAACCTGGACGTCCAGAAATGAAACCTGATGTATTAAAACAAATAAAAGAAATAAAAATTAAAAGAGAAAATCAAGCAAGACAAATGCAAGAACAACAACAACAACAAATGCAAGAACAACAACAACAAATGCAAGAACAACAACAACAAATGCAAGAACAACAACAACAACAAATGATGCAACAACCACCTGGACAAATCATCTCTGATATTAATGGACAACAAACTATTTTATCACAACAACAAGTTGTAAATATATTAAAACAACAACAAGATGCTATAAATAAATTACAATTGGAATTACAAAATAAGAATAAAATTATTGAACAACTACAAAATAATTAACATATTTTAAATTGATATAAATATTAATATATATATCAATTTATATGGGATATTTAACCGATCAAAAACATCAAGAACAATATAATAACAATCAAGATAATCAATATTCAAATAATAATGATGATAATGATAATAATGATAATAATGATAATAATGATAATAATAATTTAACAAGACATAATTTCTGCTATTATTCAAATAATAATAGACAGTATATATGTGATGCAGTTTCAAATGCAAAATATCCTTGGAAAGTTGAAACATTAGATGAACGAAAATTATTTAAAGTTATAAATACTACTGGAAATTTATATAATAATTCAAAGAGTTCATATTCTAATTTTGCATTTTATGAAAGTCCATATGCATATATGAAACATAATAAAATTCAATTAGATGATGAAATAATACAAAATTGGCATAAAAGAGTAAATAATATAGAAAACTAAATTACTCTTCATTTATATTATGGTCAATATATCTATATATTCTGTTTATATCTAACATAGTTAATTGATATTGTTGTAGTATTATATATATTTCATCATATATATAATTTTCTCTTAATTTAATAAAATTAGAAAATAAATCTTTTTTATCCATATTCAATGTTTGACATAAATTTTGTATAAAAATATAATTATTATATTCAGAACTATATTTTGTTAATACTTTTGTAAATCGTATATTAGTTAATATAGATTTAATATTTGATATAGTATTAATATTATTATGATAAATATTATTATTATATAATATTTTAATAAGAGAACTCAATTCATTTAATTGCCATATTTGTTTTTGAAATATTATTCTATCTATAAAATCTGCATAACAAATATTATTTAATAATTTAATGTATAATAATATACTTTTTTGTTTAGGTAATTTATTTAAAACTTCTATAATATTTTCATGCCATAATAATCCCACTATAGTTCTATCTGTTTCATTCATAATAATATTATGATCATTTATATTATATTTATTATATATAAGTTTACTAGTTATATTTTTTGTATCTTCATTTAATGATTTCGGTTTCAAAATATTTAGAATAATATTTTTTTGTAAAATATTCGGATTAGCTTTATATAAATCATATAATGACATTAATTTACGTAAATCATTTTGTATATAATCAACTATAATATTTAATAAATGTAAATCATTACATATATTAGGCATTATTAAATTTATAATATTAATAATTTCCTTATTTGATGGCATTAATAATTCTACAGTATAACATACTTTTATTAATTCTTTGATTTTTTTATCAATATGATTATTACCAATACATATTATTGGAATATAAGCTATTTCTTCTAATTTTTGTTTTTTTGTTTTTTTTGATCTTATAATTTTAATTAAAGAATTTATTCCACCTTTATCGCCATTATTCATGCCATCAATTTCATCCATAATAATCGCTAATTTTTGTTTCTTTTTTTGTAAAATACTTAATACATTGATTGATGACATATTATATTGTGAAATTGTTTCTATTATACATTTATTTCGCATATCATTTGCGCTATAATAAATAATATCATAATTCATTTCTTCTAATAAATTATATATAAACTTAGTTTTTCCTGTACCCGGTGCTCCATAAATATAAATACCTCTTTTGATTTGCAAATTTTTTTTATTATTTTCAAAATTTATTAAAAAATCTTTAATGCTATTTTCTATATTTTCTCTCTTTAAAATACTATTTAAATTTAATGATTCCATTTATTACTTTTTATTCTACTATTTGTACGCCAATCTTTTTTAAGTCCCAATAATTTTAATTCTAAATTTATAATATTATTACAATAATGTGATCTATTTATACTTGAATAATATAATATAAAATGAATATAGTCTTTATAAATAATATCTTCATATTTATAATTATGCATTAAAATCCATTTAATAAAATTTCTATCTAGTAATTTTTTAAATACAAATGAATAATCTTTTTTTATTATATCTCGAATATAACTCTCATATCTTCCATTTATTAATTTATCTATATAATTATTATATTTTAAATAATATTCTTTATTTAAAAATATTTTATTACAAGGATTTAAATTATCCCATATTAATAATAATATATCATCTGGAAGATTTTTAATAAGAGTAAATAACATATATACATATAATAATAATAAATTATATGTAAATCATTATTATTATTATTTAGCGGTTAATTTGCATATATTAGGATTATTAGTAATGCCTTGCCATGTTAAATTACAATTTTTTGCCCACTTAGATTTCATACAATTACCTCCCTCTCCTATATAATCTTTAGTATTAAAACTTTTGGGACCAGTACATCTTCCTAAATTATGTGGATTACTACACTCATTATTGTTTGATATCCAATAATCAGGACATTCTCCTATAACAGGTGGAAATTTCTGATTTTTGCGATTATTATATAAACTATAACCAATAAATGTTAATAATAAAATAAGAATAATTGATGCAACAAATATTGTTAATGTTTGAAAATTCATATATATATATAGAAACTTTAAAAAAGTTTCATCAAAATAATTTTAATTAAAGTATTTTTTTATTTAAAGTATTTTTTTATTTAAACTATTTTTTTATTTAAACTATTTTGATGAAACTTTTTTAAAGTTTCTATATATATATATGAATAATTGTTCTAATGGAAGAGTAGATATATTAGGTCCTATTGGAACACAACTTAATTTTGCTGATAAAATACCTGTAAAAAGTTGTGTATCATTTAGAGATAGTTTATGTGGTACATGGACAGACACACCATTATCTTTATTATTTTTTAGTGCTGAAAATATTCAAATTTTACAAAATACTATTAAAAAAGGTGTATATGATAAATCGAATAGTCAATATGTTATTGGTCAACAAAATTGTGATGAATTAAAAATTATAATGAGAAGCATTTATTTACAGAATACACAAAATTTACCATATAATATAACAAATCAAGTTGCAAAACTAAATGATCTTGTTGTAGAATATGCTGTTCATCAAATATATAATGAAGCAGTTGCTTATTTAAAATATAAACGAGATGCTAGTACTATACATATAGCTCCTAATTTACCAACAAATACTAGTAATAAACATCATACTCTAGAATTAAAACCATTTTTTTAAGTACTATAATATTTTAAATTTAAATATTATGATATAATTAAATCATGGAACTAATTTTAAATCAAGGAAATAATATTAGTAATTGAGAAACCAAAGAAATAACTAATCTAAATATTGTTTATATTGAAACCGAAAAATTATTAGAACAAGGTTATAAAATGTATTATACGAATCAACTGGTTGAAGCATTCGTTTTATTTTGCGATTTAATATATAATCATAAGCATTTAATAATTAATAATAAAAGACATAAACAATTTAATGAATCATTTAAAAAAGTAATTACAATATTGGAGAAAATAAAACCATACTTGATTAAAAATATGAAAAATATGAAAAATATGAAAAATATGAAAATATCGTAATATCAAAAGAAACAAGAGAAGAAAAAATATAAATTTAGATATTATAAATGAATTAGAAATATCATGGAAAAATTTACTACAAAATTAAAGATACACTATATATTATTATATTGTTTGTTAATTCATAACTTGATATATAATTATTAAAATTATAAATATTATAATAGTATTATAATATATATGGCAAAAAAATGTCCTCCGGGTGTAATATGTATTGAAAATATGACACTTGTTTTTATAGTATTATTTATATTATTAATATTATATTTAGGATATACTAAATTTATGAATAATACTTATAATGCTAAAGGAGTCGTTTCAAGTAATGTTGAATATAATTTTAATGTATCAGACAAAAATAAATCTTCAATCGGATTATATCCACAACCGGGTTATTCATTTTCTAATATAGAAAATGATGTATTATTAAATCCATATCAAGCACCTTTAAGAGATAATAGAATATTTCCAAATTCTAATATTTCTTTTGCAAATAAAATTCCTATAAATGTTCCTACACAATCTTATGATGCGAATTATAGGCAAGTTGGTATATTAACTAGAATTGGTGGAAATAAAGAAACTATTTTACCATTAATGGGTCGTCCATTAATAACTAATAGAGATAAATGGAATTTTTATGCAATGTCAGAAAAGAATAATATGTTAAAATTACCAATAATACATAAGGGAAAAAATGGCATGTCACAAAATGGATGTGATGATGTTTATAGTGGCGATACAATTACGGTAGATGGATATAATGATTCATTTAAAGTTTCAACATATGAAAATAATTTACCACAATATATTCCATATATATAATATATATGTCGTGTTGTCCACCAAAATGTTTTCCTAAATCCAAGAACGCATCATTATTTAGTGGAAGTAGTAATAATCCTGGAAATATGCAATCGCCAGGTATAGTCTATTCACGTCAAATAAATAATACTATATTTGGAAATGTAGCAGGAAAAACAACTATAGTATATAAAACATTAAATATATTTGGTTCATATTCTGGTGCTCCTGGTGGTTCGGGAACCGCACCAAAAAATTTCTTTTAATTTAGCAAAATAAACTTTTAAATTAATTTTATAATAAGTTTAATTGAAATACTAGAAAATTTATTTTCTAATTATTATATATAAATGCATAAACACATGAAAGGTTCCGATGGTAAATACCATATTAAAGGCAAATCTTATGATATGTTAATTGGTAGCAGAGCATCAGTTTGGCATGGTACTGCATATAAAACATCTGGTGGTCTTAAAAAAGAACATTTAATGATGAATAAAAACGGTCGTATTGTTTCAAAAAAGAAACATAATACCGCTAAAAAAGAAAAACGTTTAGTAAAAGCAGGATATACTACAAAAAAGGGTAAATTTGGTGCAGTGTATGTTGGTACTAAAAAATCCAGAAAATCCAGAAAATCCAGAAAATCCAGAAAACAATAAATTAAATATTTAATATTAGAAATAACTGAAATCTTTTCTAATATTAATTTATAATGGCAAGAACAAAATCTCATTTTGGTTTAGTAGAATTAGTTGCTATTATTGCACTAGTTGCAATTTTTGTTATTTTATATATGTTATATACCAGAGAAGATGACATACAAGATGTTGTTGTGTTAGAAAGAGAAAGTCCAGAATATATACCTGTTTTTTTTGGTGGAAGACGAGGTGGTTGTTCCGGACCGGGACCATGCTTACCTAAACAACCGGCTAAAGGTCCAAAATTACCACCTGGTTCTCCGGTTCCTGTACCACAACCGAAGAAAGTTCCTGTACCACCACCGAAGAAAGTTCCTCTACCACCACCGAAGAAAGTTCCCGAACCACTAGAATCATAAATTTATAATTTAATTAATATTTTTTTACACTATTTATAATATAAAAAGCTCCCATTATTTGCATTGAACGTGGTACAATACCAATATATAATGACTGTATTCCCTCTTCTTTAACCATTTTTGATATAACTTGGGTTATAGATACATAATTTGTACTTGTTAAATCATGTTGTATTCGGGTTTTAACTATATCAATAGGATGACTAATAATCGAAGCAACTAATCCACTAGATAATGAACCTATTAAATTAGAATTTGTACGATTATTATTAAAATATTTTGAATTTCTCTCTAAAATAGTAGTAAATATAGGACCTAATGTTAGTAAACCGATACAATATATAGATTCTCTTATTACAGTTGCATTAAATCCTTTGTATAAATTATTAAATTCAAAATAATTTATTTTATTATAAGATTTTATAATTTGCTTTTTTTGTAATTTTTTATTTAAATGTTTTTGAATTAAAGAAAAAATCGGTGTTCTCAATTTATTATTTATTTTTTTGTCAAAAAATAAATTTTTTGTAAAATATTTTCCTTTTGTATAAGATTCCGTTTTATTTGTAGATATGATAATATTTTTATAATTAACAGCTTTAAACAATGATATATTTTTCATTTGTTGTATAATAGTTAAATTATCTACCGGTGTAAATATAATTGCTCCTATTATGCCAGATATAGAAGAACATCCTATTTTTTCATATATTGAAATATTATTTTTATTTAATTTGTTTAATAAAATATTATGTGATACTATTTGTATTACGGTATTCGGTGTATGTGCGGTGATTTGTTGAATTGAACCTCGATAATAATTCCAAGGTTCAATTATTTTTGGTAAACGTATTTTACTTTGAATAGAAAATTTCCATGTTAATAAAGGCATACAAATAAATGCTTGTAATGAACCACCGATAATACCAATCTTAATATCATTATATATATTTAATGTATTATCTAATTCTGGCATTATAATTTATTTAATAATATTATAATTTTAAGTATTATAATACTATAATACTTAAATTTATTTATAATATTTAAAATTTATTTACAATATTTTTAAATTTATTTACAATATTTTTAAATTTTGATTTATAAATAAATCAAAATACTGTTTACCAATAATAATTATACTTTTATTTTTCTTACAATATTTTGTATATTTAATATATAAATCATATATTGTTATTGATGATAATAATGATGACATTTGTGTAATTGATGATGTCGTCATATCATTATTTATTAAATTTTTTTCTTTATATTCATCAATAAATTTATTTATTTCAGTTTTTTTACACCAAACCGATGAATTTATTCCATATATAAATTTGCTCTCATCAATTATAACATCTGGATAAAAATGTTTAATTATATTAATAATATTAGATTCATTTATTTCAAATGTAGATTTATTTGATAACCATAATTTAAATAAAATACATATTTCTTCTATTTCTAAATAATATTCACTATTATCTTCTTTTATAGATTCATCCCAAAATTTAATAAAATTTGACACTATTGGTAAATCTAGACTTGTATATCCAATATATTTATCATTAATTTCATCATATTTTAATTTCTGTTTTAATATATTTTTTAAATTAGATATAAATATAATATTTGGAATATCTATTTCTTCAAGAAAACATTTCCATAAATATAACATATTTTTCTGAGAAATATTTGAGTCATTTAGATATTGTATTTTTGAATTAATAAATTTATCTACTATTTTTTCTGCATTATTATCTTTTAAATATAAAACATAATTTTTAAATATTGTATCATTACATTTATTTAAATATTCATCTGCATTACCATAACGATTTGAAAAATAGCAAGAAACCACAAAAATATTTATTATATTATTTTCAAATGGTTCATATATTTTATCACAAATTTGTTCTAGAGATTTAATATTTTTGATATTAATTAAACGACAATCTTTATATTCATGATCATGATATTTATATCGAAATGAATTTAATAATGGTATATGTCCAAAATAATTTCCACCCAAGTTTTCTAATAATCGCAACAAAGTTTTTGCTGTAGAAGAAATAATATATATATTATTTGTTTGTTTTTTTAAAATATTATCCCCCAAAATAGTCAAAAAATGTTTTACAGCAAATTTATTTGCAAATAATATTTCACAAAATAAATTTATTACATTTTGTATTGTGTTAGATTCTGGTATAGATGTAAATAAAGATTTTTCTCGTATTTGTTTTATTATAGAAATTTTTATTTTAAATTTCCATGGAAGTAATCGTTCTTCAAAGTTTTTTAGTTGATTATAATTATCACGAGCACTTATAGTAGAGAGAACATCATGAATAATATTATCTTCTTTGATAATAGTATAATTTTCACTATTATATTTAAAAAAAACCTCTGTTGTTGAACAATAAAAATATTTATTTTGACAAACAAATTCATTTACAAATTTATTATGTCCTTCAGTTAATTGTTGTTTTCGATTTTCTCTAGTTATTTGCAAATTTTTAGCATTTATTAATGATTCAGATAAATCACAATTAATATATTGAACTAATTTATTTAAAATATATTCATCATTTTCATATTTTTCATATAATTTTTCAACCGTATGCTTTAAATTATCTATACTTGTATCCATTATAAATTATTAGTATTATTATTATATAAGAATTTACTTCTTATATTTATTATTATAATATATTATATATTATAGTAAATTATAATATATTATAATAAAAGAATAATATCTTATTATATTATGAATTTAAATAAATTGTTTTTAAATATTTAATATAATACAAACGAAAATCACATCATTAATAATGTCGATAATATTTTAAAAAATTATAATGGAGTTGATTGGAAATCATATATTAATAATAATAATTATAACAAAGAATTAATTAACAAGAATGAAGATTTTGATATGTATATAATAACATGGAATAAATGTAAAGAAAGTCCAATACATGATCATTCTAAAAATGGATGTATTTATAAGATTTTACATGGAACACTAATTGAAGAATTATATAACAATAATTTAAAAATAATACAAAAAAATATATTACATAAAGATACTATAAAATATATAGATAATAAAATTGGATATCATAAAATAATTAATCCAACAGATGATATATCAGTATCACTACATATATATTCACCACCAAATTATAAAACTAAATATTATTCAAATATAATTAAATAAAAAATTACAATATGTTGGAACTAAACTCGATATGAAAGATATAAAATTTACTATTTGTTGTATTATTTTATAAATATTTATTTATTTGATTTTTTTTTTACAATAATGACTTTCTTTTTTGATTCATTACTGTTTTTTGTTACGGCATTCATATCTTTATTTATAAATTTAATATATTCGTCTTTTAATTTTTCTAATTCATTTAACCAAATCTCTTCTATTTTCTTTGCAGATAGAATATTTAATTCAACTTCTTTATCGCCTTTTTGTTGCATTAGTTTTTCTACTGCTTCTTCCGATACACTATCCATTGGCATTTTAATCAAATAATCAAAATTTTGATTATCTCCACTATTTAATCGCGAATATTCTAAATCTGTTAATATTTTTGTAATCTCATCCTTTTTCTTTCGTCTCAAATCAATCGTTCCGCTCAAATTATCATTAATATATCGAGCTTTATTTGATAATAACAATAATTCTTTCTCTAATGCATCAATCTGATACTTCTTTCTTTTATCATATAATGTTAATCGTTCTCTGTAATATTCTTCAACTATATCTGAAACTGTTTCATATTTTCTCAAATGCTCTTTTGCATCAAATAAATGCATATTTGTAATTGAATGTGTTGTATATAATTTCAATAATTTTTCCACTATAGAGACTTTTTCTCCTATATTTACGCCACTAATATCCGTTTCTTTATTTAATAGTTCTTTAAGAACTCCTGAATGAAATTCAATTGTAAAATCTACATTTACATCTGTACTCATATCCACATAATCTTTAATCTGTAGATCTCTTCCTGATGTTTTTTTTCCATCCTTTTTCTTTGTATCAATTAATCCTTCCAAATATTCCTTATAATCTTCTGTCCACATTCCGATTGGCAATTCTGAAACTCGAATTTTATTCTCTCCAACCTTTTCATATAGACCTTTAATTATATATTTTTTTATTTTATTATCCTCTTTTACTGGTTCAATCGTTCCTTTAAATCCTTGATAATATGGCTCTATAAGTATATTGTGTTCTTCACCCTTTAACAACAAGATCAATTTATTAATTATTTGCATCGGATTATAACACATTATATCTGTACTAAATCCTGTACCAATTCCTTTTGAGCCATTTACTAATACCATTGGAATAATTGGGGCATAATAAATAGGTTCAACTTGCGTACCATCATCATCTAAATATTGCAAAATATTATCATCTACTTGTGGAAATATTAATCTAGTGAGTTTATTTAATTGTGTAAAGATATATCTTTCTGATGCGGAATCTTTTCCTCCTCGAAGACGCGTCCCAAATTGGCCTTTTGGCTCCAACAAATTTATATTATTTGAACCTACATAATTCTGAGCTAAACCGACAATCGCTCCGTTTAAACTTGCTTCACCATGATGATAACACGAATGCTCTGATACATAACCACTAAATTGCGCAACTTTGATTTCATTCGTAAGTCGTTTTTTAAATGCAGAATATAGAATTTTTCTCAAGCTAATTTTAAGTCCATCCATTAGATTCGGAATAGACCTATCATTATCATATTTCGAAAAATGTATTAAATCATTATTAATAAATTCTTCATATGATACTTGTGATTTATTAGTATCCAAAAATAATTCACGATTATATGTTCCTAACCAATCTTTTCTATCATCGCTGCGTTTTTTATTGAAAACCATATCAATTATTTGACACGATTCTTTACCCGTACTTTCAAATGAAACAATCTTCTTTTTTGCGAAATATTCTTTAAACTCTTTACTTGTACTTGTACCTAAACCTTTATAATATTTGACTTTCCATTTACTAATATCTATATCATTTTCTTTTTTCCACTTTTCAAACTCTCCATCATTATAAAATTCCTTATATTGTCCGCCTTTTTCCGCCTTCAAAATCGGCGTATTCATATATCCAATAAAATTCGGAATTTTAATCAATGAACTCCATCCAGAATCAAATAAATTAATTCCCAAACCTTTAATATGACTACCATCTAAATCTTGATCTGTCATAAATAACACTTTACTATATCGTAATTTGGTTTTAATATCTGCTTCAGTATATTCTTTTCCATGTTCTAAACCAAGAATCTGTTTAATCTCATTAATTTCTTTATTATCGCCAATTTTTCCAATCGATTCTCCACGAATATTTAACATTTTACCTTTCATCGGATAAATTCCAATAGTATTACGATCTTCTTTTGAAAGACCGGATACAATACCTGCTTTTGCCGAATCTCCCTCACACAAAATTAACGAACATTCTGCCGATTTTGCTGTACCTGCAAAATTTGCATCTATTAATTTTGGAATTCCACGAATATTTTTACTTTTTGTCCCATCATGTTTCTTTAAAGTTTTTGTTTCTTTAACTTCTGTAATCGCACATGCGGCGGACATTACTCCCATTTTCGCAATTTTCTCAACAAATTTATCACTTACTTCACAACTTGAACCAAATTTTATGATTGGTGTATTCATATAATCTTTTGTTTGACTATCAAATGCTGGATTTTCAATATCACATCGAACAAATAGCGCAAGTTGTTCTTTAATTGATGATGGTTTAACATCTACTTTCTTTTTAGTCTTAATATATGCCACTAATTTACGAATAATTTGATTCATAATATATTCAACATGTTTTCCGCCTTTAGATGTGTAAATTCCATTCACAAATGAAACTTGATAGAATTCACCTTCTGGCGCCAAACTTACTGCGAATTCCCATCGATCATTCGCTTCTTCATATTTAATCTCTCTATTTTCTCCACTATTATCTTCAACAATTAACTTTACATATTGTTGGAAGTTTTTTACTGGAATTAAATCAGAATTTAATTTCACTTTAATAGATTTACTTGTTACAGCAGCAATATCATATACTCGCCGACGAAATAATGCAATTATATCTTCGGGTAATCCAGAATTAGTCATTTCAACACCTAATCTTTTATAATCAGGCTTAAATTGAATTTTAGTATATGGTTTTGTTTTACCAGATTTTGTAATTGTTGGCTTGTCAATTGTATCCAAATTATTATGGAATTCTTGGACATATTTTAGACTACGAGTATGATCGATTGTTTCGATTTTACCCCAAGTAGACCAAATTAATACCAATTTAAATCCAAAACCATTCTTTCCACCAACAATTTTCTTTTCAGTTTTATCATAATTTGTGGAAGTACGCAAATGACCAAATATAAGCTCTGGAATCCAAATTTTATATTCTGGATGTTCAGCTACATCAATACCATTACCATCATTAATCATAGTAATTGTACCGTCATCGGAAATTCCAATATCAATATATGTAACAGGAAGAGATTTTTCGACTTTATCATTAATGGCTTGTTGCATACGAATTACATGATCACGACAATTAACGATTCCTTCATCAAAAAGTTTATATAAACCAGGATTATATTTTATGGATTTTTTAATAATAGAATTATTAGCCAAATCATGAATAAATTCATCGGAATCTAGTAATTCAACCGAACCGATATATGTATCGGGATTATCTAATATATGTTGCTTATCGGTCTTTTTTTGATATTTATTTAAATCCGATTGGATGGTTTTAGTAGGCATAATTCTTTTATGTATATTATTTTTTCTTTATGTATTTTTCAATTTTATCTTAAAATTAAAAATGAAAATATATAATGAATTAATTATATATTTTATTCAACTTTCTCTCTACTATTAAATTTTTAATTTTTTTAATGATATGTTAATATTTTTCTTACTTTTATTTTTTACACTATATTTTACTCTTTTTAGTTTTTTTTGTTTCTTTCGTGTAAATTTAGGGTTTTTCTTGTGTTTGATAGTTTTTTTTATTTTTTTGTTTTTTTTAGTTTTCTTTTTTTTTCTATTTATGTGTGTTTTATGGTTTGGTCGTTTTTTGTGTCGTGTTTTTTTGCCACCTATTTTTTGTTTTTTTGCATAGGATGTACCATCGGTTTCTTCATATGGAAGTAATAATTTATAAGTTATATATTTTTTATTATCGTTTTTTTTTCCATGATTTGCATATATATATCCACCATATGCTGATTTATTAATATATTCATCTGGAAGAAATATACGCATAAACATCCAATGCATGATAGATGGTTGATCTGTTGCAAAAAAAAGTCTTTCACTATTTTTTCTATCTTCACCAGTTTTATAAAAAATATCTTTATTATCATCCGTAATAAAATTTTCATATCCAAAATCAGATAATGATCCATTTATTTCTTGTAACCAATCACCTGCTGTTTTTTTATATGATAATGCGAGTATTTTAACTACCTTATCACGCTTCTTATTAGAAATATAACTCCATATATTATGTTCGGTAGGGTTTTCATTCATAGAACTTGTTATACTTGATACTAATTCTTTTATCATATCTAAATAAACACTTTTTACAGACGATTTAGGATCATTTAAATCCATTACAAATGACTCATTAATTTTGGTATGGGTTGGTAGATTAGACATTAAAGTTAATGTAGCAGTTTTATTTTCTTTATTTGGAGTCATTATAATGTTAAAATAATTGTCATAACCATAATTAAATCGTAAATTTATATTACCATATTCTATAATAGTTTCGTTGTTATTATCACAACCTTGATGTTGTATACTAGCAGAATCAATAATAGAACTAATCGGGCAATATTTTTTATTAGGTAATAAAGCTTTATCATCTTTTCCAAATAAACTTACCGATAATTCGTTAAGATTTCCAGCATTATTAATTATATATTTTTTATTAGAAGTCTCATCATTTAGCGTTTCAATATATAATTTTAGTTTCTCTAGATCATTTTCGGCCTTAATATATTTATCACTGTCATCAATATACAATTTTTTATCTTCTTTAGATAATTTAATATTTTTATTAGTTAATATTGTTTTATATTTTGGGTTTTCTAATATATCAAGAAATCTATCAAATAATTTTTTATCATTTATTCCTAATCCTTTAATATTAAATAATAAAGATAATTTTTCTAATTCATCATTTATTAAATTATATATTTCTATTATTGCATTTAATTCAATGTTGTCTGTGTTGGGTTCTGGTAAAGTTTCTAAAATATTATCATTTTTAAACCATTGCATACCTTCTTTCATCATGAGTATTTGCACATTATTTATCTTTTTGGTATCATTTATATCAATTTTTAATCCTTTTTTTTTTGAAGGTTTTTCTACTAATAAATTTATAATATTTGTAATACTATTCCATAATAGTATATCAAAATCTTTATAATTTTGCATTGCGTTGGTTTTCGCCTTTTCAGATGGTTTACGTGTGACCATGTTTGCAAATTCTTTAAACTTACCTGTATTCTTATCCAGATTAAAATGATTAGTTAAATTTATATTAATAAACTTTAATTCTTTTTTTATTATATTGAATTCTTTTTTAAATGAAACGTCTTCTGTTACGGATAGAATTAAACTAATGTCAGATTGTTTATATATCTCATAAATATTATTAATACTCTTTCTAATACTCTCTGTAAACTCGCCAACATCATTTATAAATAATGAATCATTTAAAAACGTAGTAAATTCTTTATCAATATTACTTCTGAAGCTTATTAATTTTTCATAAAAAGAATTAATTTTTTGTTGAAAAACATCACCTAATTCAAAATCTTTTAGTTTAACATCATCAGACACATCATCATCATCACCTCCAAATTGTTTAATATTAGAATAATCATTATAATATATTTTACATAATTCATTGATGAATTCATCATCTTGAAATATTTCAACAAAGATTTTTTTATAATGAACATCATGAACATCTAGACTTTCTATATCCATATGATCAGCATCTTGACCTTCTATATCCATATCATCAGCATCTTGACCTTTTATTTTTTCTTCATATTTTTTTTTATGTAAACTTTTTATTTTTTGAAAAAAAAAATAAATATCACTAGAAGAATCATTATCTGGTAAAAAAATATTGTCATATAATTGTTGTATAGTATTTTCAAAATCTATATTTCCAATTATATCATTTAAAATTAAATTTGTTATACCAAGATATATTTCATTAATTACATATGGATTATGTGGTTGCAATGCAATAGGTGTATCTTGTGAATTCATCCTAGTCATTATCTTCCGCGCCACACGAGATTTATCTTGTGAATTCATCCTAGGCATTATCTTCCGCACCACACGAGGTGTAGTAGGTTCTGTGTCTAATGGGATAGGTTCTGTTTCTTCTAGTGCCCTTTTTTCACCTCCTTGAATTGATTTTTTTAACAAGTTTAATGCTTCACCGTCTTTTGTAAATAAACGATCTGCTTTTTTAAAATCATGAACATTATCATATACTAATTTTATTAATATTAATATTCTATTACGTAAATATCTATAAAGATCAATATTATTATTATGTAAATTAATATCTTTCATATCTATATAATAATAATATATAATATTCCAAAAACAAACAAAAAACAAAACAAACAAAAAACAAAATAATTATATATTTTATTTAACTTGGTGGTAATAAATTTTTCAATCTTTCATATTTTAGATCCATATTTTCATGAGTTTCATCATTTTCATCATTTTGATGCATTATTAAATCATCTAATGCTTTTCCTGGAGCTACTAAAGGCAAGCACTTATCTGTATGAACTCTGAAATCACATAAAATCGGTCCCGGATAAGTTAAAAATTCGGTCATTTTCTGTCGTAAATCCATGCTATTTTCAACTTTTAAAGACATCATTCCAAATGCTTCAGCCAATTTATCATATTCTGGGTTTCGTTCTAATTTTGTCGCCGTAATTCGCCCATCATAAAATAATTCTTCCCATACTCTAACCATAGATTGATAACCATCATTCATAATTGCAATTTTTATAGGCAAATCATTTTCTACAATTGTTTTTAAATCCGACATAGTATGATTAAATGAGCCATCACCATCAACATCAATAACTAATTTATCAGGATTAACTAATTGACAACCAATTGCATATGGTAATCCTGTACCCATTACTCCCAAGCTTCCAGATGTAATCATTGACTTTGGCTTTTTCCAATAAATAAATTGCGCGGCCATCATTTGATGATTCCCGACTCCAGTTGTAATAATTGTTTTATCGATTAAATCCAAATCATATAATTGCCGATTTAATTCTACAATAATATCTTGGGTTTTCAATTTATTATTTTCCAATTTATCATATTTAAATGGATATAATTTTTTCCATTTATTACATCGGTTAATCCAATCATTTCTCTCTCCAAATTGAATTAAATTATCTTTTAATAAAAATTCAATAAATATTTTAGCATCACAATTAAATTTATAATCCGATTTAACCACTTTATTAATTTCAGTATCTTCTATATTTACATGAATAATTCCGCCTCTCCCTTGACGAGCAGCCAATTTCGCTTCTGGAGCATAATATTCCAAATTACCAGTTGTCCGATCATCAAATCTTGAACCAATTGCAATAATACAGTCAGAATCTTGTATGGCAAAATTCGCTGCGACATTACCATGCATACCTAAAAACTTCAAAGATAATGGGTGATTTTCATCAAATACTCCCATAGCATGTAATGTTGTAGTAACTGGAATATTACTTTTTAAAATTAATCTAGTTAATTCTTTACTATAATTATTGCAACCTTGTCCGATGTAAAATATTGGTTTCTTTGCATCATTAATAATTTTACTTACTTTCTCTAATTGATTAATTAATTGTTTTGAAATATGAAATTTATTTTTTGAAACAGAATTTTCTTTTGAAACAAATGTTTTTTTGAAAATATACTTATTTATTTTATCTGCTAAAATACATTTCGGAATATCAATATGAACGGATCCTTTTTTTTTATCATTTGCTATATAAAATGCTTTATCAATAACATCACATAACTCCTCAATATTTTGTACACAATAACTCCATTTAGTAACGGGACTACTAATTGCTACAGCCGGACATTCTTGAAATGCGTTTGTATTCATTGTTTTTAAAGGAACTTGTCCCGAGATAACAAGTAATGGAGTGCTATCATTTGTTGCATCGAGCATAGGTGTAATCATATTAGTTAAACCTGGACCAGATGTAACAATTGCAATACCAGTTTTATTACTCGATTTGGCATATCCAGTTGCTGCATGACCACAATTTTGTTCATGTGTATTAATATAATATTTGATTAATCCGCCATAAAAACAATCAATTAAAGGCATGATAGCCCCGCCACTATAAATAAATGTTTTTTCAACTTTGTTTTCTAATAATTTATTATAAACAATTTCTCCACCAGTATATAAAGAGCGATGTATAAATTGTTTAAAAATTAATAGATTAATTCTTGTATTAATTCTTGTATTAATTCTTGTATTTATAATTTTTTTATACATATTATTTTTTATAATTTATATTAATATATATTAATAACTAATCTTTATATTTTTTATTATATAGTAAAATTTAAATATATCATAAATTAGATATAATTATTATAATAAATTAGATATAATTATTATAATAAATATAATAATGTCTAATATAAAAAAAAAAGATACAATACCAATTGGATTAAAAAAAAATATATGGGAAAAATATAGTATATATCCATGTAATCCAGAAATAACTCAATGCCGAACATGTGAAAATTTAGTATTAATTCCACAAGCAATTCGGCAATTTTATAATACAACATATAATATTCAAACAGTATATGTAAATGGAAAATCAAAAAAAATTAGTGGAGTAGCAGAATACGGGCATATTATATCAGAAAAAAATGGTGGAAAAACAACCGAAGATAATTTATTAATACAGTGTAAAATATGTAATTTAAAACAACATACAAATAATATATTGAATAATCAATTAATATTGGATTATGAAATGTTAGATGTAATAGATAATTTAGATCAGGAAATGGGTGAAAATAGTTTTATATGTAAAAAAATATTAGGTAATGGAACAACATGTAAAAATAAACCAGTATTTAATAGAAATTATTGTCATATACATTTGCATTCATAAGAATAAGGGGAGACCCCTTAAACCCCCAAATTATGCGGTTTATTGCATAGTCAGGGTTTATAAAGCGTCGCTAGAGGGGTTTAAGGGGTATCCCCTTATTTTAATAGTATCTAGGGGTTTAAGGGGTATCCCCTTATTTTAATAGTATCTAGGGGTTTAAGGGGTATCCCCTTATTTTCTCAAATATATAAAACCCCACAGAATTCACAATTAATGCTCTTGTTAGAGAGAATGAAATTCCATTCCACAATTTTTTATATAAAATATTTTTTTTATAGTCATTATCTCTCCACATTGAATACGAGTTTTTACAACATCAAATGGATAGCCTATAAAATTAGATATACATCCGGTTATCCCGCCAGAAATTAAAGGATTATCATTATATTTTTGTATAGTATTATATATACCAAAATAACATGCTGAAGATAATATTTTTTTTATAATTGTAACATTTAATCCTGTAAATATATGAATATTAGTATTTAATAATCTTTGTGACCGAATTTTATAAAGTTCTATAGGACTTATAATAAAACTAGTTACAAATCCAGTAATTCCACCAGAAACATAATGATTATTAGTATAGTTATATATATTATAATTTAATCCAAAACATATACTACTAATAAATCCATTACATAAAAGAGGATATTTAATACCATTAAATAAATTTTTAAAAGTAATATTATTAATATTTTTCCCGGTTTGCTTATAAACAACTATAGTATCTAATGGATATCCAATAATTACTTGCGAAATTCCAGTTATATATCCATAAATATAATCTTTCATTATTATAAATTAAAATTTTATATTTATATTAGTATTTAAAGATTCCCATAAAAGTATATAATAAATGACAGAAAATAAATCTGAAAATAATGTACTAACAATACAAACTATACAAATTGCTCCATTTCGTACATTAATGACTGCTTTAAAAGATATATTATTAGAGACAAATATTACATTTCGCCCAGATGGAATAAGAATTATTAATATGGATAAATCCCACACTATATTAGCACATTTATATTTAGCAGCAGTAAATTTTGAATTTTATGATTGCAAGTTAGATAAAATAGTAATAGGAGTTAATATGTTTCATCTATTTAAATTAATAAATACAATTGATAATGATGATACATTAACATTATATATTGAAAAATCTGACTATACTGATGGTATTGTACATCATTTAGGATTAAAATTTGAAAATGGTGATATAAAACAATGTAAAATACAGAAATTGCGTTTAATTGAGCCCGAGAATGAAGAATTAGAAGTACCTGATGTAAAATTCGCATCTATCTTAAATCTGCCTTCATCCGATTTTCAAAAAATCATACGAGATTTAAGTATTATTTCTGATAAGTTAGAAATTAAATCTGTTGGAAGTGAATTAATATTTAAATGTCAAGGACAATTTGCTAGCGCAGAAATACGTCGTAGTGAATCAGGAGGAAGTATGGAATTTATTCAAAAAGATAATGATAAAATTATCCAAGGTGAATTTTCTCTAAAAAATCTTAGTTTTTTCATTAAATGTACAAATTTATGTAATCAAATTGAAATTTATTTGGAAAATGATCTACCATTAATTGTAAAATATAATGTTGCATCATTAGGAGAAATTAAATTATGCTTAGCACAACTACCATCTTCTTATTAATATTGTTATCATTATACATGTATTATAAATTAAATAAATTTAATTTATAATTTATATATTCTTAACCGAATTATTTATCCTTCTTTATGTTATATGTTTCTTAAATAAACATCCATGTCGAGACAATTCATCTATTTCTGTTATAATATCTGGATTTTGATAATCACAATTTGCAAGCCAAATTTTTATAATACAAAAATTTTTTTTTGGCGAAATTGTAATTCCATTAATATATTTTATAATATCAGATTTACAAAGAGTTTCTCCAAGTAATGAATAGGAAAGATTTTTCCAACAATAAGCTACATTTTTATTATTTATTTTATATGAAAAACATCCACCTTCTTTATTATGTTTATCTTCCCACATTGGTTTAATTCCATCTTTCATTATAAATAACATACAATTTTTTACTAGAATTTCTGGGAAAGTTTCAAATAATATTAAAGAATTTTCAACAGTTTCTAAAGAGCAGATGCTTTTATAACTTGATACTGACCAATCAGTATCATGAGGCAAATGTGCCCATAATCTCCATTTATTCAATAACTTATGTTGGGTTGTATTGTTTAGAACTGTATCTTTCCTAAGCTCTACCATACTCTCCATATAATAGATGTATTTGCTTTTTTTTATATCATTTATTTAATTATCTTCTTATAATATCATAATTATTATTATTTAATTTAATATATTGTGTATTATCTATAATTATTTCTTTAAAATTATTATCTAATATAACTATCTTATAATTTGTTAAATTTAATTCTAACTTATATTCTACTAACCATTTCATAAAAATAGTATTAAATATAATATTATTAATTGAATAAAAATTATTTAATAGTTCTGTTATATCTACATTTTTATCATGTATTTTTATATTTATATATATAAATTGATAAGAGCAAGGTATTAAATTTATATTTTTTTTTAAATCTTCTATATTATATAATATGGTCATCAATAAGCTTTTTTCTAAATTTGATTTATATATTAGATAATCATATTCAAATAAAGTGATCCTATCTATATTTTTTATATTAATACTTTGTATTAATGTATTATTTTTTATAAAAAATATATTATTTACTACTTTATTTTTATTAAATTTAAATATATATAGAATTTTTATTAAATAATTATACATTATAATTATATATTTTAATGTATACCATATAATATTTATTAATATTTGAAGTAACATATATTATAATAAATATTATATTTATTATATTATAATAAATATAATATTTATTGATTTGGGTATTTAACAGAATAATTATATTTTCCTTTTTTTGGATCTAGTCCAAAAACAAATAATAATAATGTTACAATAACCGTCATAAAAATAAATGGTATAAATACTACAAACCACGATATAATGCTTAATCCTGTCTCACATAACATATTTAATACTATTGATAATATTATCATAACTATAAATTTAATAAGTGCTGTATTATATAAATTTTTAAATAAATCTATTATAATTTGTACTAATGAAAATCCTAAATATAATATTACTGGTCCACATAAATTATTCATTATATAATATAGTAGTATATTAATTTATGTTCAATTAAATATTGCAATTCCATTATTTTCAAATTTACCAACTATATCACCTAATTCTTCATCATTAATATATTCATATATATTACCCGATGTTTCATTATTAGTAAAATATTGTTTTCCTTGAATTTCTATAATATATACTTCTTCTTCATCTTCATCATCATCTTCTTCTTTTTCATCATTTTTATCTTCTTCTTCTTCTTCTTCTTCTTCTTCTTCACCTTCTTCTTCCTCTTCTTCTTCACCTTCTTCTTCCTCTTCTTCTTCTTCACCTTCTTCCTCTTCTTCACCTTCTTTTTCATCTTCTTCTTCACCTTCTTCTTCTTCTTCTTCTTCACCTTCTTCTTCACCTTCTTCTTCACCTTCTTTTTCATCTTCTTCATCTTCTTCTTCTTCTTCTTCTTTTTCATGTTCTTTTTCATCTTCTTCTTCTTCTTCACCTTCTTCTTCTTCACCTTCTTCTTCTTCACCTTCTTCTTCTCCTTCTTCTTCTTCTCCTTCT